ATGGCAAGTGTAAGTTTTTTCATGAATCCCGCAAAGAATAGATCGAAGAGGTCTATCATCATGCTTGTTAGCATAAAGGCGAGCATAATTGTAGGAGGGAAAAGAAAGTACACTCCTGTCAGGATGAGCATCGGCATTTCTTTGCCGGAAAATCAATGGGCGAATGGGCGAGCTGCTGTAAAGTCGGACAAAAAAAGGGGGGTGGAGGCTTGTCCAATAGCCTATGAGGTTAATAGAGTTCTTGATGATGCGCGCAATCGCGCTCTTCGTATAGCCTTTGTCTCCGAAAAAGAAGGTGTATCGTATTCCGTGTTGAAAGATAGGCTCTTATCGGACGTGGAACTCTCTCAGATAATTGGCAGGAAGCGGGCTTCTCAGTGCGCTATAGATTGGATAGATGAGCATATAGAAAATAGGCGAGTGGCGGAGCCGACAAAGAAGCAGATGAGAATGACAGCCGAAAAGATGAGAAGATTCGACAAAGTGCGCGGAAGTGTGACCACGTGGATAAACATAGACTATCGGTATTATGATGCTTTTGTTTCCTTTCTCCTGCAGGAAGGTCTTTCTCTGAATACGGTTTTTGATAAGCATGTTAAGAACCTGAAAACATTTCTTCGTGCGGCTGAGCAAATGAAGATAGAAGTTCCGAGTGACTATAAGCTTGGCTTGTTTAAGCGCAAAAGGACAGAAGTGGATAGCGTATATCTGACAATTTCAGAGATGGACAAGATAGCTGCCATCGATTACTCCGATAACGACCGACTGAACAACGCCCGTAATTGGTTCCTGATCGGATGCAATACGGGTCTAAGGGTGTCCGACTTGATGACCCTGACAGAGGGAGATATAGACGGAAGCAACATAAAGAAGAAGACCCAAAAGACAGGGGCGGATGTAGTCATACCCATCACCAAGCAGCTAAAAGGGCTGATAAAAAACGGCTTCCCTCGCCCAATAACGGGGCAGCGGTACAACGACTACATAAAAGAGATATGTCGCGATGCAGGTATCGACAAGTGGCAAAAGGTTACCTCCCACACGGCGAGAAGATCCTTTGCTACGAATATGTACCAAATGGGAGTTCCTGCCGCCAATCTTATGCTGATAACGGGACACACGACTGAAAGCAGCTTCTACAAGTATATACGCACAGGGCTTGGGGAAAATGCGGATCTTATGAGGGAGAAGTTCCCTGAATTGTTTGAGTAAAGGGGCTGTGCCAAAAATGAATTTCGACACAGCCCCTTCCTTTTTTTGTTTTTTTTGTGGGGGCTACTCCTTTGATCGATTTTTACTTCTTGTACGTGTTAAAAAGTTTATTTACCCCATCCAGGGTCTTCAAGTCTAAGGCTTGAAAATCTTTATTGGATATATCGAATCCCTCCTCTTTGAGGGTCTTTATATTGGGGATATTGCTCTTTTTAGCAAGAGCTTGAACTATCCCCTTATTATTTATGTGCGCCCCGGCTTGGCACACGGCAAACACGAACCTGAACGGCCCATCAAGTGTTGGGGTTATATCTTTTACTTGGCGTATGTGCTTCTCGCCATCCCATTTGAAATCCACAGGGCTGCTAACCTTAAAGGCCAAGCCCCAATTGGGGTTGGAGATTTTCATGTTCTGATGGCGCTCGCCCTCGTATCCGTACACCTGTTTAATTGACAGGCGTACTCCTTTCTCGTGAAGTTCGACGCCATCGGCCTCCCCTTTATACTGCCCCCACGCGGACAAAATAACGGCGATTAGCTCGTCCACTGAAACGTTCGTTATCGGCGTGGCAATGTTTTCTGCTTCTTGCCGCGCCTTTTCTTCTCTTTCTCGGGCTATCCTCTCTCTGATAGCCCTTTCTTCTTCCCGTTTCGCCTTGTTCTCGGCAGACGGGTATATCTCGCTTTCGCGAAATTCCTCGAAGATGTCTTTGGGGACGTCTCTCGTTTCAATTTCCCTGTAGTCGGAATCCGACCGGTGAAACCTGAAATCCCCATGCTCTTCTTTCCCGAAAGAGCAACTTCCCAATTCGGTCTCGAATAAATAGTGAGACCACTTAGTTCTCTTTGAGCTTGAATACTCAACGAGTAAAAAAACTTTTCTTTTCGTGCTCATTATTATTATCTAATTTTTCTGGCTGGACTCAAAAGACCTACCTCTATACAGCCGTCCTCGTAGATAAACCCATCGTATCCAAGCCGGATAAGATCGGACTTTAGAGCGACACCAGCTTCATAGTCGCTTGCAATCTGTCCCCACAGGGTGGTGCCACTGACAGGGTTGTCCCTTACTACATCTGCTATAGAGTAGCTTGACAGCTTGGTTTCTGCCGATTCAAAGAGTCTTTTGTATAGCTTACGCTCTTTCGCCGACTTCGAGTGCTCAAAAGAAGAACGATAATCTCCGATCATCTTTTTCAACGTTTCGACCTGTGAGCTGTAGATAACCTCTAACACGGATGTGCACCGCTTTCTGTTTTCAGTCTTGCGTAGGTCAAGCAAGAGTGGGTCAGCCTCATACACGTGTAGGTCGGTTGGAATCTCGTCTCCAAAAGAATTGTATTGGCGATAAAATTCCGCCCCGGACTCTGTGGTAGCATAGAAGTAGAGTTCGGCGGCATTCTTGTCGCCAAGCTTGTTGTATCGTCGAGTTGTGTCGGCGACGAAGTTCTCACTTCTTTCGATAAGCTTTTGATGCGCCTTTGTATGTCTTCTATATAGTTTCATGTTGTGTCTTCGGCATAAAAGTACTGCTTATTTGAAGAACTGATGTCCCGACAGGGCTTTTGCGTTCTCCTTTTTGCCGACACGGATGTAGCGGAAAAACGCTTGCTCGGTTTTATGCCCTGTTATAAGCATGATACGGATAACAGGGATGCCGGCAAAGTACGCGTTTGTTGCAAACGACCTCCGCCCCGTGTGGCTTGATACGAGCTTGTATTTCGGCACGGATCGCCTCACGAATCGGGTACCAACTGTGTATTCACAAAGCACCTTTTCTGTTATACCGGCTCTTCGGCAAAGCGTTTTCACGCACTTGTTATAGTTAGTCTGTGAGTCTGTGTATCTGATAGCGCCATCATGTCGAGCTATAATTTCCCGGGCACGTCGGCGCAGTGGAATACAAACAAGCGCGCCCGTTTTGGACGTTCTGACTGTCAAGATATTGCCCTGTATATTATCATCTTGCAAGGCAACTAAGTCGGAGTACCTCAACCCCGTTTCGCAGGCAAAGACAAACAAGTCGCGTATTATAGCAGACTTCTTGCTCAGCTTGAGGTTGTAAACGCGTTCTATCTCTTCGTCCGATAGGGCAACCGTTGTGACCTCCTCCTCTTTCAGAGGAAAGTCCTCGTAGTCGCGCCCGACCTGTATCCCCTCCCTCCGCATATGGTTCACACATGCTACTATTGTCTGTGCGATCTTGACGATAGTATTGTGTCGAAGCTCATATTGCCGCATATAGGCGAAAAAGCTCTCGACACATAAATAGTCAAAGTCTTTGCCCTCTATGTGGTGCCCTATATACTCCTCATATCGTTCAAGGTAACGCGCTGCGTTGCGCATGTTACCCTTGTGGTTAGCCGAACACCTCCTACGCGCTGAATATGCGCGCAGGTAGGTGGTTATACGGGTTGTACTCATGATCGTGGCATAATACATCTACAGTACTCTAAATCTCTTTCTCTTAGAGCTCTTTTTTTGTCAAACTCATTAAAGAACCCTTTTTGAGATCCGTGCCTGTAGAATATCGCGATTTCTCCTACGTAGGGGCACTGCTGTCCGATTCCCCAGTTGTCTTGGCGCACATAGTATGCGCTTTTATTGTCTAAACTTCCTTTGCTTGTGGTGTCTGCCACAATGCAGTTGAATAAGACCGGGAGTCTTTTCCAGGACCTCCGACCGCTTTGATCTGGGACAAAAACGCCCCAGCTCTTTTCGCCCTCAACCCAAAGGGTATATAGCTTCCCATCATCGGGAAGCAAATCTGGCAACTTGCATAAGTCCCCGGGCGTGGCGGACTTGATAATACTGGTGCCCCATTCGTACCCATATAGTTCTTTTGGGTAGTGGTTCCACTCCCCGGGTTTCAGTGTCTCTATTGGGCGGAAATGCACTTTCTTTCCGCCCATCCAGAAAGGTTCTTCCACTGAAGAGAACCTTTCTATGGTGCAGGAGTCAAGCACACTTTGAGATACCTCATAGCGGTTCTTCAAGAAGCTCTCATGCGAATTGGTAACATCCTTGTACTGGATGGTTAGGCCTAATCGCCTGCCCTCTTTGACAACCTTGTTTATCTGGGCTGTCTTTATGATATAAAACCCGGGGACATCTTCGATGACGTCTTCGTCCCCGATACCGACGACGATGGCGTCGGTATTTTTTTGGATCGATTCGGTTAGGTCTCTTTGCCCACTCCAACGACCCCAAATGTTTTTTTTCTCACCAGATATTTCATAGAATCTGGCGCGACGCTTTGGCTGCGGCCATATTTTTCTAATGGGACTCCACCGAGTCCCCAGATAACAGCCCCTAAACCATTCGGGCTTTATCTCCCCGAACAGGAGCTTGTCCCTTTCTTCTTCTTCGAGGCCGGGCCTGCGACGGGCCTTGCTATCGTCGATGGCTATGACGGCCTTTTTGGATTTCTTGTTGGTTGTTATTTGTTTCTCGAATACGAAACAAACAGAGTCAGTTGTACCTCTTCCGTTTTCCACCAACAGCCAGTCACCCGTCTTGGGGCTGATGCCGTCCGGCAGTACCCAAGACCTAAATGGAGAGATTTTCTCCTCTCCTATATACACACAGTAGGCGAGCCTGTATGTATAGGCATTGCGGAGCATTTTATCCGCATTGATTTTTGGGCTTTCTTCTGCTTCCATCCACCATGGATGATAGGAGCGTTCTTGGAGCCTATTGCTCCTATGTCGGCGGACGCGCCTTTTGGGTGTTGAATCGCGATCTTCATGATCAAAATTCCTCGGCCATCCATTCCATCTCTGGCGGTCTTCGGTATAAAAACCGAAGAATTCTTCAGGCGTGTGCATGCCTGACTGGATTCCTTTGTGAACCTTTAGCAGGTCTACAAAGTTTTTTCTGTACTGCAGTTTTATTTTTTCTTCAGAAACCGCCAGCACTTTTTTTCTATCTATTGACTCGATGGGTATTACTTTCCACTCTATTATAAAATACACAAGGGCTGTGCTGTCGCCATTTTCGACGAGGAGTGTTTCCCCGAATCTGGGGGTTTCCATGCCGTCAGGAAGCTCCCATGAGTACATCTTGCTGATGTACTCGGCCTCGTGGTCTACATGTACGCAATATGCGATTCTCTTTGCATCGAATGTTTCGTTGCTGGTTGTTGTCATTTTTATTGTTGCGAAGTTGTCTCATCTCGCTCATCGGTCTTGTTTATTTTATTATTTTTGAAAACCCATCGGCGGCTTTCTTGTTTGCCGCCTTGGGCACCCACCCCGCATGGTTTCAGGACACGGGGTGGGATTTTTTGTTAGTCTTCTACAATGTCCTTTACGCTCGCCAAGGCGTCTTCCGCCTCTTTGGCCAGCTCTGTTTCTATTTTATCAAGAGCTTGAAGTAGCGCTTTCGCGTCGTTCACAAACTCAACTTCTGTTCTCGTCTTCGCGCCCTCTATCCAGCAGTGGAAGTCTCCACAGAAGTACTGTGATCGCCATCCGATCCACTCACATTGCTCATCGCGAGATTTATATCTCGCAAGGCATTCTTCACTGTGCCCGGAGTTGCTGCGAACTTTTGATATTATATATATGTGTCCATTTGCGCTGATTTCGGTCTCTTCTAGTGCCTCCATCTTAGCGCGAATTATGCCCTCCAGCTTCTCAGCTGCGTCAGATATTTTATCTGACACTCTTTTGTAGTCGTCTCTCTCTAATACTTTCTTCAGTTGTTCAGTTGTCATGATCATTGTTGCGCGGTGTTTTCGTCTTGCGCTCTTGACTTGTTTGTTATATCTTTACACTACAAAGATAGCATAAAAATCAATAGAGCCAAACTTTTCAGGGAAAAATTTTACTTATATGCTATTTTCTTCCCGAATTGTCTTAGCATTTGAAGCAAAAAAGCTATCTTTGTAGCAGAAAAACTGAATTGGATCACATGGAAATAGAAGGTGTAATAAAGAGGGTACGATATTTCATGACTGTCAAGGGCGTTTCGCCCTCTGTTCTTGCAGAAAAGGCTGGGATGGCTCAGCCGTCAATCAGCAGGTTCCTGGCCGGTAAGATTCAGAACCCAACACTCTCAACGCTTAGCAGCATCGCGAATGCGCTTGATGTTCCCTTGCGAAATTTGTTCCCTCACGATAGATCAAACGTGAATGGGTATATCGAACATGATGGGGGGATCGAGCGCATTCGCGATTTTTCCGACCTCGAGCGAATCGTGTCGGAGTTGAGGTCGTAGACTGTCGCGTCCAATTGCACCATACAGGAATTAAAATTATTTGGCGATGGCAAGCGGTGAATCCTTTTCGGGTTCGCCGCTTTTTCTTTTTTTTCTGCTGTCGTAAGGCTCTATCTTTTTTGAAATCTAACTTTCTTCTCCCGTTTTCACGTTTTATTTTTCTGCTTGTTTTCCCTGTCTGCTTCTTTGCTCGAAACGAAACAAACGAATATGGACGCGGAAGAAAAGAAACTACAGGATTACGCGGGCTGGAAGCCAAGAAAGTTGAGTTCGGAGGAAGAGCGTGCGCTGCTGGATGGCATCAGGCGTAGAAACGATGAGCGCAAGCGGGCTGAGGGTGTTTTACCTCAGAAGATTGAGGATGTCAAGAAGCAGATGGATGGAATGCTCCCTGCTTCAGACCCCGAAACCGTGAATCTGATGCCGGGCTACTTCAGAGAGAGGACTCCCGAGGAGCAGGCGGAATATGATCAGTACCAGGCGGACAAGGCTGACTTCGACAGATGGACGAAGACAAGTCCGATTGCGAAGAAGAGGTTGGCTTTCGCAAAAAAAGCGGATTACAACCAGCTGGGTCGAGACAAGATACAGAATGAGCTGATAGAGACGTGGAGGGCTGAGAAAGGGCTTCGTTCATTCGCTGATATGAACAATCTTGACGCTCTGCAAGGCAAGATAGATATGCTTAAGCGCAGAGCGTCCGAGAAATCGGGCGTGCTGGACAAAGCGAAATTCTCAGACTTTCGTCCGACGCAATTCGGGGGTATCACAAGCGTTCATGATGTCGGCGAGAAGCAGGAGCTTGGGATTATCGGCAAGGCTGAGAGTTTGTATAACGATCTTAGCGATATAGTTTCTTATGCAAGAGAGTTCAAGAAGCGCGGGGGATACGGAAGCTCTGCGGGTGAATTCTGGAAGGGCTTCAAGGATGCTCTGAGTAAATTGCGGACGATCGACTTGGGCATAACGGATCTGTTTGAGTCTAATGCATACAAGGAGATCGTTCGGAAAGCAAAAGGTGGTGGCGAGCTTACAGATCAGGAAAAGGCTGTGCTTGAACTCGATCAGCTGTACAGAGAAGTTTCTTCCGCTTTCAATCCCTCAAAGAGCTACAAAGGGGGGTATAATACGGGTGCGTCTTTGCCCTTTATGGCCGAGTTTGCCCTCAATCCCGTTTCGGGGGCAGGTAAATCGGTTGCGAAAGCTGTCGGAAAGAGCCTTGTCGCTAAAGGTGCTAAGGAGGGCGCAAAAGGGCTGTCGAAGTTTGCCGCGAGGGTTGTAAGCGCAAAAGGTGGTGAGCTTGCGTTGAGAACGATGGCGGATGTGTTCGTCACCGCTCCGGCCATGACAGCCACAACTGGGCTGCCGAGGGCTCTCGCGGAGGCTAACAGGCGCATGATAGAGGATGGGGACACGCCTTTATCCGCAACGCTAAAGGCAGGTACAGCTTCGTGGATAGAATATATGTCAGAGGGCTTGGGTGGAGCCGTCGATGTCGGTTTGTCTAAAGCGGGCAGGCTCATGTTCGGGAACGGCATGGAGAAGCTTGCGGCTACGGCTGTCGGCAGGAAGTTATCCGCACTGGGTAAGTCTTCATATGCAGGAGCCGTTCGCCGCATGAAGGGGGCCGCGAATGTTCAGGGTTTTTTGAGCGAGAATATAGAGGAGCATATCGGTAATATCGTCAATTATTTCACTGTTGGCGATGTGACGAAGGAGGATCTGCTGAATCTGGACACCTATTTGGACACAGCCATCCCTATTGCCGTGACGCAAGCGGTGTTCGGGATAGCGTCAGTTGGCGGTTATAGCTTGCAGGTAGGGCGTGTGTCCCGAGTTGCTAAAAAAGCAGAAACCGCTTTGGGGCAGTTTATGCCCCCCGAAGAGCAAGCAAAGCTTCGGGAGAGGATGGAGAGCATGCCACTCGATGCTGTCACGGGTTTAATAAAGAGGCAGATACAAAAAGCTGTCGAGAATGAGAGACAAGCGGCTCAAACAGAAGACGAATCTCTCGCTGCTGTGTATATGCAAGATGCAAAAAAGGCAAGGGCTGCCGCCGCGTATGTATATGCACACACACAGAAAAGTATCCTCATAGGGGCAAAAAGGCAGGTAGATGAGGAGAAGGAGCAAGCATTCACGCAAGAGCGCGACAAGATAAAAGCGGACTATATAGCGTCTATGCCTGCAGCTGAAAACGGGTCTCACCGGATGGCTCGACTGAACGGAGAGGGCGGAGAAGCTGTGCAGGTGATGACGGATGTATCTACGTATGAAGTCGAAGAGCGTGGAGACATGATAACTCGCTTCCGCGCTCCGGATAATGCCGTGTTCGTTATGCACAAGGACGGAACGAAAGAGCAGGTTCGCGTAGATCAGCTCTTGTTTGACAAAGAGCTGCCGTGGGTGGACAATGTTGATGAGACAGCGACAAATCTCGCCAATATGGATGCCTCCAAGTTCTTCGAAGAGCTGGAAGCGGAAAGAGAATCGGAGTTTGAGGCCGCGCAGGTCGAGACTGAGAAAGAGGGTCTTCGCATCGAAAACGGAGAGATGGCCATGATGTCGCAAGAAGACGGCAGCTTGGTTCCTGTCACTATCGCGGACACCTCAATGATTGATGACGGGATGGTAGGGATTGTTATGCAGGATGACAGCATGGGTGTTGTTCCTGTCGAATCTCTTTCTGCATACGAGGTTCCCGAAGAGCCGCAACCGTCTGAGCCGCAACCATACACGGAAGAAGAAAGGGCGTTGCAGGAGGAGGCGGGTGTCAGTGGCATGGAGAAGTCGGAGCAAGCGCAGTATGACGAAGCTCTCGCCGAAGAGAACGCTGACGGCCTTTCCTTTGACGACCTTGAAGCTCCCGATGCCGCGCGAATGCTAAGAGATCAGATACCTGACGCCGATGGTGCTATCGAGTTTGTCGAAGATGAGATTAAGTCCGCGAAAAAGGAGCTGGCCTCCATCAAGAAGTCAAAGGCGAAAGGGTCTACCGTTCAGGAGAGGGCAAAGAGCTTTCAGGAGCGGAGAAACCGTATAAAAGAAGCGGAAGCGCGCATCTCTCGCTTAGAGTCGATTCGCTCGGAGCTGTCCAATATGGGCATGGCCGAGATGGAGCGGATAAACAATGAAGAGTCTATCCTTGACGTTGAGGCTAAGACGGGCGAAGAGCTTGCAGCTATGATGCTGATGTCAGGGACGAAGTTGATCTATAGCGACTTTAAGCGGCATACGGGATATGGCGACAAGGAAGCTCGTGGTATGTTCGACATATTCGCGTCTGCGGAAAAGGGCGGTATAGGGATAGAGCGCTTCGGAGAGATCCTGATGGAGATGGACGAAGATGGGCGCTTCTTCGATCATGATAATGCGATGTCCGCTGTGGACGCTATTCTCAGCTTGTTTCAATCTGTTCGCAAGCGCAGTGACTTGTACAAGTTCATTTCTAACAATGAGCAAGCGAGGCGAGAAGAGGAGATGAAGAAGCCCATGAGCGAAGAGGAGTATTTTATCCGGCAGGCTTTCGGCATGTCTATGGATGAGTATAGTGCGTATCTTCGTATGTTTCAGGATGAACTATTGACGGCTGATGATTATAAGGAATTAGAAGAAATAATAGCAGAAGAATATGGAAAGAGAACAAGCGATCAGGGAGGAGATAGCGAAGATACAGGCGATGAGCAAGGAAGACCGGGCGAGTCACCTGTCTCAGATGATGAGCTACTGCGAGGAGAACGGACTGGCGACGAATCAGGAGCTGTCCGAATGGGAGACCGAGGGGACGCTGCTGGCGAACGTGGTGGTTCGGACGGTACTTTACAAGATGAAGTAAAAAATGATAACTTTGCAGAAGATGGAATATCTGAACGAATATCACAAGCAGACAGCGGAGCGCAAGATGGCGAAAGTAGCGAAGTGGTCAAAGAACCCCATTTCAGCCAAGGAGGCTTCGAGTCAAGCGTTCGAGATGCACAAGCGCATAAGGGAGAGCTATCCGAGCGAGAAATAGCAGACATAGCAGAGGCCTATGCAAAAGATGCTAATTCTTGGGTTCCGCTGCCGGATCAGCCCAAGTTGGGGACTCCTCTGCCAAGTGGCGTAGAAAGCGAGGTCTACTACAATGAGCTTGACGGCTTCGTGTATAAGGTAAACAATCTATCCCTTTCAAAAAACATTCTTTCGTTCCTTGAAAGAATAAACCTTCACAACAAATTATTCCCTGAAACCCAGTATGAGCTTATAGGATTCTCCGGGTTCGGCAACGGGTCTGTTTACCCGATTGTAAGGCAGCGGTTTATTCCAAATGCCGAATTTGCCACACCTGAGGAGATAGATTCTTACATGCGATCGCTGGGGCTTGAGAAGACCTCAAAAGAGGCGGAATACTCAAATGGGGAATATGTTGTATCCGATCTGCGCCCGAGGAATGCCCTGAAAGATTCGGATGGGGATATTTATGTTGTCGATGCAGGCTTAGAGGCGGTTGCTTCCGTTTCTGACCAAATTGCCGAAGAGCGCGAAAAGGTAGACCCCAATCCGACAGAAGCGCAAAAAGAAGCGGGTAACTACAGAAAAGGCCATATTAAGCTTGACGGATTCGATATTACGATAGAGGCTCCGAAGGGTGGAGTTAGAAGTGGTGTTGATGCTAACGGAAAAGAGTGGAGCATCGAAAAGCAGCACGACTATGGCTATATCCGAGGTACAAAAGGAAAGGACGGGGATCATATAGATGTTTTCTTGTCCGAATCTCCCGAAGATGGGGCTGTGTTTGTCGTGGATCAGGTCAAAGAGGATGGTTCTTTCGATGAGCACAAAGTGATGTACGGCTTCTCCAATTTAGAGGAGGCTAAGGCGGCGTATCTGTCCAACTACTCGGCAGGATGGAAAGGTCTCGGAAATATCACAGAGGTTTCAAAGGATGGCTTCAAGAAGTGGGTGGAGTCTTCTACTCGTAAGACAAAGCCGTTTGCGGAGTATGCTTCTGTCAAGAGAGAGCTTTCGTCCAATGATCCTGTTGCCAAAAAAATAAAGGATATAGAGGATAAGCAAAGGGAGATTGATGAGCTTGTACTAAGGCGTCAGGATGTTATGAGTGAAAAAAGCCAAGCTCTAAAGGAGTTCGACTCTTTTGCTAAATCCAATGCCAAGTTGTTCAAAGATCTATCTGTGCAGAAATTTAGAGCGCATCGTATTTCTGCTATTGATGATATTGGGGGCGAATCTTATTCAAAAGATGATGTAGACACGCTATATACTTCGTTTGCTGATTCTGTTAAAGGGAAAAACCTTGTGTTGGTTCCGAGTGATAGTATGGCATCGGTGTTTGTCTTAGAAGATGATGTCGAAGTAGGATCCGGTCGCATATCAGGCATCCGCGGGCAGTTTGAGGGCGAAGGTGTAGGAGACCGAGAAGTTTTGTCTTTGGAGGAGTTGTCCGATCTTTTTGTGGGTAGTATAATTTATGAGGTTGAGAGCGAGGGTATTGCTCGATCCATGTTGGGTCTCAGAAACAAGTATATATCATTGCTGCATGAAAGCGTGGATATTAGAAGTAGAATTTCCGACCTACAGAAAGGTATTGGCGTCATAAAAAACGAAATCGAAATCCTCAACAAGGATAAGGAGGTCAAGAGAATCTTCGACTCCTATATAATGAAACATGGAGATGTTCAGCCCGCTAAAAAAACCGGCAAGCCGATAGACAGCTCTGTGATAAAATTTGCGATCAGAGGAAATGACAATCCCATTCTAACCGGTGTATATCATGACAATGGGTATGCTGTCGCCACCGATGGCATTATACTGCTGGCAGATAAAACAGCATATGATAAATCCAAGAATGGGCGCGTGGATAATGGCAAGAGTGACTCATATTTAGAGGGAAAGTTTCCGAATTGGAAGAGTGTAATCCCAGAGGTACCTCTGCACCCAATAGATTTCAATAAGTTGCTCGGACAATTGAGGGCTGTTCGAGAGGATCTAAAGCCCTCGCGGGGGAAAAGAGGTGTAGCAAAATCCGCTATTGACAAGTCTGTGGTATCTCTTCGGCTTCCAAGTGGTGAGATTGCGAGTTTTCAACTTGCCCGTTTGGAGCTTTCAGTTAGTGCCGCGATTCGGTTGGGGTTCGATGGCGTTGGGTACGAGAGATTCAAGCTTGTTATGGGTGGTAAAAATGGGAACCTCGTCTTAGTTGAGCATAGGCCGTCAACGGATGTATCGCATGAGGATTACCCGGTTGCAGCTATTGATTTGTCTAAAACTGTCGATGAGATTCACAGCGATAATCCCGACATTCGCTTTAGGCGTTCTGACACTCCGATAAGGGAATCCGATGGGGAGGTCTTTGCAAGAGGGCAAATATCCTCCACAATTCCCGATGGATTTGCATCTACGCACTTTGTCTACGAGCCGAATCTTGCTCATGTCTATGAAGACCCAACGGCATATTACGAACTGGAAAAGCTGGCAAAAGAGAACGGCGGTATTTTGCCGGAGGGATGGGAGTATGATTTTTCTCCTGAAGATTTCCGGTTGAAGAGAGGCTATGTATGTTGTAAGCAGTCCGACAACTACGAGTATCCTCAGTATATCATGGGGGCAGGAGATGATAGCTTCTGTGTATTCTTCGAGGGTGAAAAAGTCGCAACTATCTATGATGGGGTTGTCGCTAAGGTCGAAAAGATTCTTGACGTGTGGGAGCGTAAAGGAGGTGAATATGTTCAGGTGGACAGTGAAGATGTCCGCTATCGTGCAGTTTTCCACGGAAGCCCTCACACATTTGAATCTTTTGACCACTCCAAGATGGGCACGGGGGAGGGTGCACAAGCGTATGGATGGGGCACGTATGTGACCGAAGTGGAGGGAATAGCGAGAAGCTATGCCACAGAATTGGCCAATCGGATTGTACATGTGTCGGAAGATTCAAGGCTTTCTCCGGATGAGGTGGATCACATTAGATTTATGGTTAAAAATGGTGCTACTTCAGTTCAGCAGCTTATTGATTCAAGCGAGTCCCGATTGAAAATTCTAAAAGATACCAATCTTGCAGAGGTGTCCGAGGGGTTTGCAGATAGTACGAGGTTGATGATTGAGCGTTATGAGAACATTTTGCCTGCACTGAAATCAGGGGAGGTGAGTATATCCTTTGATGGCCGTAGCCTGTATGAGGTAGATATTCCTGATGACGGAGACGGGTTTAGAAGTTATATAAAGTGGGATGAAATCTTGCCAGAGGAAGATTCGGAGCATATTTGGGATGCCATTAAGTCTGATCTCGAGGGAAAGGATGTGGATATTGAAGAGATTGAGTTCCCTATCGTAAGAGGCACAGGTGAGCAAGTGTATGAGAGCCTTGCCAGCTACTTAGGTTCTCCGGAGGCTGCGTCTAAATTCCTTAGCGAATATGGGTATATAGGCATATCCTACCCGGCGCAGTATCAATCCGGTGGACGAAAAGACGGCGCGAGAAACTACGTAATCTTCAAGGAGGAGGATGCAAAGATTGTCAAGCATGAGCATTTCCGTGCACCTACGGCGTGGGATGAGCTGTTGCGTAGAAGTCCGAAGCTACAGATGCAACAGAAGATCCGTGAGGAGGTGGGAATTCTATCTAAGCAATTGAATGTTCCTGTGAACTTCGTTTTCAGTAGAGACCTGAAGGGGAAGAAAGCACAGTCCAAGGGATGGTATGACGGAAAGACAGGCGAGATCTTTATCGTTCTTGATAAGAATGTCGATGTGGAGGATGCTGTTGCAACTGTCATGCACGAAGTGGTAGCGCATAAGGGGCTTCGGGATATGCTCGGAAGAGCGGAGCATGACGCGCTTATGGATGAAGTCTTCAATGTCATCCCAGAGGATGTTATTTCAGAACTGAAAGGGTTCTATTGGGATGACACAAAGAGCGAGGCTCATAACAGGCGAGTGCTGGCGGATGAATATGTTGCCCTATTGGCGGAGACCTATCAAGCACCGAGTGTGATAGAGCGTATCGCAGCTGCTGTAAGAGCCGCATTCAGGAAGTTGGGTATATCCCTGAAGATGAACGATGGCGATATTATGTACATGCTGTACCTGTCCAAGAATAGACTTACAAACAGGGATAGCTCTCGTACAACCATCGATAAGATGGATCGCCTGCAAACGGCTAAGCAGTTTGCGAATGAATATGACAATATCATGTTCCGCATGCCTATTGAAGATGTGGAGAGCAGCCTGTACGAGGGTTATCCTATCGAGGTCGCTACGTACATGAGAGCGAAGCTGAGTAGTCGTTGGTACAGGTGGACGGAAGCGCATCAAGATGCCATGCGTTCGTGGAAGCTGTTTATCGACAAGCTAAAGGATGTCAAGGAGTCGGAGAATGTGTATATGATGGAGAATCTCATGGGTAGCCGAGCGGCTGACAAGGTTTCGAGGTTCGAGCATGACAAGATGAAGCCGCTTGAAACGTCCATTCGAAAGCTGAAAAAAGCTGTTAAGCTGAATGATGAGGGATTCTCTCTTTATCTAATCGCCAAGCATGCTCCGGAGCGCAATGAGTATATGCGTAGAAAGGCGGTTGAAAAATTAGAGAGAGATAGATCCGGTTTGCTTAAAGATATGAGCGATGAAGACTTCCGATTGGAGGTTGAAAGAGCTATGAAAAAGGATTATTCAGGGGAGAAAGCTGTAGAAAGAGAGCTGAAAGCCCTCGGATATGACTCTTTGCAGGCTTATATAGACCACGTGGAGAATACCGCCGGATCGGAACTTATCAATACCCTTTGGGATAGGCTGCGAGCTGCTACCGGTCATAGCATCAAGGAGTGGTACGACTGTGGAATGATGGGCAAAGAATCTTATAACGAGATGAAGTCTCGCTATCAGTTCTATGTTCCGCTTCGTGGACATATGGGTGAAGTGGCGAAAGATATTTTCAGGTACTACAAGGCGGAAGTAGATCCGCGATTCTCTGATCCGAATGAGCGTGCAGAGGGGCGAAAGAGTATAGCGGACAACCCACTTCCGTATATCAGGCAGATGGCGCACTCGGCGATTATCGCAGGGTCTAAGAATCTTGTGAAGATGTGCGCCTACCGATTGGCTTCGTCTCATAAGAATGATGTCCTCTTTATCGGCACGCAGTACTATGAAGTAAGGAAAGATGGCGATGGGAATATCATCGATTATATCCCCATCTATCCCGACATAAATGCGGACGACAGCGAAGAGGAGATGAGGGAGAAGATGATGGATTTTCATGGTCGGACGAAGAGGGGGCTGGAAAATGGCTCGATCGTGAAAGAAGCCAAAGGTGCTCAGGATATGAAGCTGTTTGCAACCGACCAGCAGGTCAAGGAGCATATCTGTACGCTTAAGATAAACGGCCGTTCGTTTTACTTGATTGCGCCGATGCACCCCGAATTGACACAGTCAATCACGGGCAGGAATAGAGGTTTTGCCGATGGGGCTATCATTAGGAGCGTGGCTGCTGTTACAAACTTCATGGCGAAGAACTACACGAGCCGAAGTCCGAACTTCATGCTTGGCAACTTCTCTCGAGACGTTTGGTGGTCTCTTGGTAGCTTGTTTACTCGTGAGGGAACAGGGTATACGATGCGCTATGTCAAGAATATCCCATTAGCCTTTAAGGAGCAGTTCAAGGGCAGAAAGGATAGTGTTGTTCTTGATGAGTTCTATAAGAGCGGGGCATCTACTGGTTTTGTAACTACACTCAAAGAGTCCGAATACAAAAAGAGCTATAAAAACAGGGCATCAACGTCTCATTGGTTTGTTGCAAAAAAAATGTGGTACGGACTCTGGGAATCCTTTAGAGTGCCGAATGTTTTTTTTGAAAATGCAACACGCTTGGCTGTGTTCATGACAAGCCGACAGGAGGGTCGAAGCTTGGCGAGGTCTGCCTATGACGCCAAAGAGGCGTCCGTGAACTTCAACCGAAAAGGAAGCGGAAAGATGGGAGCGGCTCAGCTTAAATCGTTCTTTGCTTTCTACAACGCAGGAGTTCAAGGTTTGGATGCCTATGGTAAACTCTGGGGAGCGAATTGGAGAAAGACGTTATTCTTGCACGGAATGGCCGTCTTCTTGGGCGCGGCTCCTTACATAGTGGCAGCTCTTACCGGAGACGATGAAACGAGAAAGAAGTACTTCGCTTTGCCGGAATATGTAAGGCGAAACAATCTTGTCATACCTCTTTGGGGGGATAGCTTCTTGAAAATACCGCTCCCGATCGAAGCGCGAGCCTACCATGCGTTGGGGGATGTTTTCGGTGGATTGTTCCGTGGGGAGATCAGCGGCAAACAGGCTGCACTGGCTACCGTTTCCTCTATGATGGATATGTTCCCGATTAACTTCTTCGATGCGCATGGAGGCATAGAGAAGGGGGCTAAGCTGTATGAGCTGGGAGATCATACAGGGGCTTTGGTCGCCACACTTGGAGGAGTGATCCCTACTGCGTTCCGACCGCTTACAGAGGTGGCGGCGAATATGAACTACTCGGGAGGGAAGATATACAACGAGGCCGATTGGAATGCGCATCTTCCTGCGTATAGAAAGGCGGGGTACTTCACCAATCCATGGATGGTGGAAGGGGCTAAGGCTCTCAATAAAGCTACGGGTGGCGATGCGGTTACACCGGGGCGTGTGAACATAAACCCATCTATAGCAGAGCACTATATGATGGGATACATCGGGGGCGTTATGACATTCCTCAATCAATCAGCAAAAACAGGTATATCCGTATTTGGTGAGGAAGATGTAAACTGGAATCAAGTGCCTGTGTTCAACAGGTTCTTCCTTCAAGACAAGAAGATCCTCCAAAAGAAGATAGATCGCGATTTCAGAGACGTATCGGACGAAATGAAGCTGATACAGAAAAGGGAGAGCGGTTACAGGAAGATTCTCAAAGAGGGTAATTGGGTTGAGCAGGGTAATGCAGCGGCCCAGCTCGATGAGATGTATGAAAGTGGAAGTATAGATCTATCCGAGGCTTATAAGAGTGCGGCCGAGCATATCAAGAAGATGCGCAAGTATATGGAGGATATTGAAGACAAGGGAGAGAAAAATCAAATGGAGAAAGAGATCACCGATATAAAGGCTGATTTCTTGGAATATAAAAAATCAATTGATGATGGAAGAGAAGAAGAAAAGGGGAAGACCGCCTAAAGGCTCTGAAAAGGGAACACGAGGCGGAGCCCGTGAGGGGAGTGGAAAGAAGAAAGGAAGCGTAAAGACCGGTGGGCGAGTGGTAGGCTCTCCCACCATAGAGAAGAATGAGCAGCGGATATTCATTCGCGAGTTTCTTGCGCGGAAAAGACCCGACTTTGAAGAGGCCTTCGATGCTCTCGATCCGCCAAGCAAATGCTCGATCTATACCTCCTTGGTAAAGTATGTTGTTCCTGTTGCCAAAGAGCAAGAGGAGATCAATTCGCAGAGCAAGCTTAGTGATGCTTTGCAGCGATTAGCGGGACTGAAACAGTCCTGACAGGGGTTGAATAGCCTTATGCCACCGACATCGAAGACGTCGGTGGTTTTTTTTGTGCGCGTTTTTCACATTTCATTTTTCCGAGAAAGTCATTGATTGCCTTTTTTGCTCACAAAAAAAAGAATGTTCGACACTGTAGCAGAGAGAAAGGATCGGAATGTCATAGGGCAGGATATGACTACCCTGAACGAGGCAAGGGCTGCATGGGACTCTTTGAGGAGTTTCAGGGAGAATGCCGCGCGGAACTTGCGGTTTACCTATGGAGACCAATGGATAGATAAAATCCGCGTGAATGACATGTATGTTACGGAGAGAGATTACATAGAAAGCAGAGGCAAATCCCCTCAGCAATTTAATCGAATCGCGGCCTTTGTTCATGCGATAATAGGCCAATACGTACAATCTCCCACGGAATCTGTTTGCTCCGCTCGCGCAAGGGAAAATCAATCTCTGTCGGATGATCTGACTACTACAATTAAGTATGCGTATCAGCGCAATTCGCTTTCGGATGTGGATAAGAATACTCTCAGGATGTTCGCCATTACGGGTATTGCGTGTCATCGAACGACATTCGGATGGGATGACACAGAGGATATATCCGAAGTGAATGTATCTGATGTAAACTACAACCGTGTCTTTTTTGACAGGTTCGGGGAGGATGTGCGGCATACGGATTTGAGCCTTATCGGTGAAATACACGATATGAGCCTGAACGATGTAGTTTCGATATTTGGATATACGCCTGAGAGGATGAAAAGGGTTCGAGAAATCTATGGTTATATCCATTCTGACAGTGGGCAAACAAGTCTTAGGAATTTGGATGGAGATAAGTTGAGAAATATCGACTTTCTCTCTTCCGATGAGCCTAATCGGGCGCGAGTTATAGAGGTTTGGAAAAGAGAAGCTAAGACGCGTTACCGATGCTATGACAAGCTCAAAGGGGAGGAGTTTCATGTGGAGGTAGCCGATATAGGGGCTGTGGACGCCGTCAATGAAGAGCGGAAGAAGCAGGCTGTAGATGCAGGTGCTTCTCCTGATTCGGCCAAGCTGATTGAGTATGGTGCGCCCTCAGTGGACAGGTTTTGGTATTACAGATACCTCTCACCCCTTGGACATGTTTTGGCAGAGGGGGAGACTCCTTATGAACATAGATCGCACCCATATAGCCTAAAGGTTTTTCCATTTGCAAATGGCGAGGTGCATAGTGCTGTCTCCTTGGTTATCGACCCTCAAAAGTATCTCAATAGAATCATGACGATGCAGGACTTTGTTCAGGATTCTGCCGCCAAAGGTACGCTACTTGTTCCGGATCACTCTATATCCGAAACTATGCCTCTTGACGAGATGAGGAGACAATGGAGCGATCCAAATGGTGTCGTGGTATATAAGTACAATGTGACAGGTGGAAAGCCCGAACAGGTTATCAACCATGCCACAAGTTCGGGTGCGCTGGAAATGTTCAATGCCACAAATAAGTTGTTTGATGATATAGGGGGTGTTTCCAGCGCGCTACAAGGGCAGAGCACGAAGTCGGGTACGCCTGCGTCTTTATATGCTCAGCAGGCTCAGAACAGCGCAATACTTCTCACAGACCTTATAACTGCTTATCAGAGTTTTAGGGAATCCAGAGATAAGAAGATCTTGCGATTGCAGCTTCAATTCTACGATGAGCCAAGGTACCTGAACATTGTTGGGGATGCGTCCTCTCGTTCGTTCTTGTTCGACCCCGAAAAATACAAGGGCATCCAATTCGACCTTGTCATAAGTAGCAGCAATGCCACGCCTATTGCAAGGGCTATACAGAATGAATTTCTGTTGAGATTGCTCGAAATGGGTCAGGTGGACGTGAAGACGATTCTCGAAGTAGGCGCATTCCCGTTCGGGGATAAGCTCCTACAGATAATAAAGAGTAATGAGGCAGAAATGGCGCAGAGACAGATGAAAGCCCAGCAAGAACTACAGCAATTAGGACAACAAACAGAAGAACAGATATGATACCATTAGCGGCGATAGGAGCAATAGCAGGGACGGCGTTTAACGCCTTTAACGCCTTTAACAGCGCAAGAGCGGCTAAGCGAGCGCAACGTCAAGCGCAGAAAGAGCTGGACAATGCGGCGGCCTCCAAGAGAAATTATTACAACCGAGAGTTGTACAAGAACTACTTCGATGGGACGGACGCAAAGAATGCCATCCGCAGTCTTAATGAAAATATGGATAAGCAGAGAGCTATATCCGAGGGTATGGCCGCCGTCACAGGGGCTACCCCCGAAGCGAAGCTTGCGGCAGAAGCAGCAAGGGGAAAGGCTGTTGCTGATGCTCATGCGGCTATAGCTGGCCAAGGGGAAAGGTATAAATCCGGTATAGCCAATGCCTATGCGGATATGGAAGAGCGGTACGCCCAAGCCAAGGCCAATCTTCTGAACCAAAAGGCGGCCAATCACTCCGGTGCTATGAGTAACGCATTAGGTGGCATGGCTCATTCGGCTTTAGGACTGGCTAATACGCTTATGCCTGTAAGGGGTGGAGGCATTCAAGGAGGTATTCAGGGCGGTATTCCCAAGGTGGATGCTCCGGATGCGAATCTTGACTTCTTAAAAGAAATTCCAGTGGTATGAGGGCAGAAGATTTATTCGATGATGAATTGATTCAGGAGGAACAAGCTTCGACTACGGTAGAGAATCCGTCTGAGTCTGTTCCGCCAGCATATGATGGTGGATATATCTCCTCATTGGATGAGGATACAAGAAAAAAGCTGTTGGAGGCTTATGACGTGAATAACACCAAGCCGCTATTCAGCTCTATGGTGGATGCTTTCTATAAGCCAAGGGTTAAGAGCGAAGAGGAAGTAAGAAAACAGAGCGGTCTACAGACGGCTTTGGGGGCGTTGGCGGATGCTGTTTCTTCCGGTATAGAGGGTGCTGCCGGTGGTGCTCCGGTAAGACCAAGGAATACCTATGCGTCTCAGTTGGCCAATCACGCGAGCGAGGTGCTTCGCGCCAAGAATGATATGCTCAAAGATCAATATGCACGCGCCAAGATGAGTGCTAAGGCGCAGGATATTTCTCTTAGCGAACGTGCTTTTGCGGAGAGCCAAAATTCCCTACAGCGTTATCTTGTATCCAAGCAGAAGGAGGCCGAGCTTAAGGCGAGGGATCGGTATAACCAAGCACGCCTTGTACAGGATCAGTACAACAAGGACAGATCCTATGCACTTGACCGAGAGAAGCTTCGACTGAAAGCGGAGCATGACGCCAATATGCTAAATGAAACAAGGCGCAGGAATAATATCTATGGCTCTCATGTGTCAAGAATGTCTCCGAAGGGTGATGGTCAAGAGTTTTGGATTGAAGATGAAGAGGGCGGTCAAATGGTGACTGTTCCCAAGTCCGGCTATGCACAGGTGAAAGCGGCTCTTATAGATGAGGGGTATAAAGCTTTGTATGAGCAGTTGCTGAAAAAAGGCACCTCGAAATATCTTATTCCTGAAATGATGAAAGGGTATGACAGGAATGCTCTTATGAACATAGGGATGAACACCCCAAAGGGTAGAGAGGTCGTAAAGCGGTATGGACATATCTCTGGAGAAAAGGCTTCGCGACCTTCGGATGGCATCAGCCCGATTGAAAAAGAGATAAAGCGTTTGGTGGAGCAATATCCGGACATAGATATAGAAGACTTGACAGAGATGGCTCACGAGATAGGTGTACCAAAGGTCATAAACGTATCGGACTTGATTAAAAAATACAAGCAGTGAGAGTAACCGTTCCATTCAAGGGTATTGTTAGGTCTACGGATATAGGCGTATGTTCTGACGGAGAGTGCTCCGACTTGATCAATGGCAGACCTCACAAAGGGGCTATTGTCCCTGTCGCGCCTCCCACCGTAGTGGCGACCCTCCCTGATGGGTATAGGACTTTATATATCCACGCGAACGCGGACTTCGAGCATATCATCTGTGCCAAGGCCGGCAGGGTGGCCATTACCCATAAGAAGATAAGAGGGAAGTACCAAGAGAGTTTTGCCGAGATATGCACGGAACCAAGCATTGTGCTGGGTTGCTATCATGTCGAGAATATCCTCGTAATAAAATTTCCAAAGAGGAGCCGATACTTCCTCTGGAAAAACAATGCTTACAATGAGCAGATGCTGCCCGTTGCGCCTCCCGATATAGAGGTTACGAAGCGGAAGAGTTCCGTGAAGCTGTCTATAGTGGATCTTGTCGGGGAAAATGTAACTGAAGCCATCAAGAAATGCAAGCCTCACGAGGCTATAGTGGATCTTGCCAAATGCGCCGGGCTGATACAAGGGGATATTATTTTATGTGTCGCCTACAGGCTGTTTGATGGCAATTTGATTCTTCCGAGCAGGATGGTTCATCTTCGCTGCGAAGATCCATCAAGCGAGTACCATTCAAAAGAGCTTGAATCTCGCAAGCGGTGGCGACAGTGGGTGATGAATGGCATCAGAGCCGAGGTCGTTGTTCACTCCGAGGTAAGTTCGTTGGTTTCCGCTGTCGAGCTTTACGCATATACCTATTCAGAGACATGGGGGTTCAAGAGGGCTGTGGAATCTATAGATGTGGATACAACTGTAGTGGATAAGGTCTACAGGAGATCGCGAGAGAAGTCCGCGCCCGATGTCGTTAGGGGTATGCCGGGCTTGTTTTTGGTGGATAGCATCAACTTCAATAATATCATAAGGGGGAGGAACACCTTTTATGTAGGTGCCAATACGGCTCTTACCTATAATGGACATGATCATTATGGGGAGTATGGCATATCTATATCGAAGGGCTTAACTCCGCCGAGCGAGGCTGATGTAATCGCTTTGTTGGAAGAGGAGTTCTCCAAGATGTGCATCCATCTGGAGAAGTATTGGCCATCAAGGAGTCTAAATCATGAGACAATCCAAGCTCTTCCATCTATTGACCTGTCGGCTTTCAGCAATATGGTGTATGCAACAGGGTTTGTATCAGATTATGAGTACCTGTACAATGGGCGAGTTCACGCTTTCGGCATCAAAGATCGCCCTGAACTGATCGCCTGCACCTTGTTCCAAAATGGAACGGACTCGGGAAATTACTTCTTCGAGGATTCAGATGGGTATTCTACGAAAGCCTATTATGATAAAAACAAGGTTCATGCTCTTTTGGAGGGAGAGAATATGGGGCTTTTTGTCTATGGGAATAACATAGAAAAACTATACGCTAAGACTATACCGGGTTACGATTTCTCCGGTGGGTTCGGTCAGGTTCGATTGGAGAAGCATAGGACGCTTCCCATCTCGTTCTATCCATTCTTGAAATACGGCTCTAACTTCAAAGCGGACTTAGTGGATGAGATGCAGTTCGGGATTGATCCGGGTGCTCCAATCGAAAATAGGCGAAGGGATGGAGTTCTTAAGGTTTCGTCTGTAAATAACCCTCTCTATTTTCCACTTTCGGGAACATACCAGTTTGGTGGGAAGATTATTGCCGTTTGCAGTTCGGCCGAGGCGGTAAGTCAAGGACAGTTCGGACAATATCCTCTGTATGTATTCACCTCTGAGGGTGTGTATGCTATGGGCATAGGTGCCGGAGGTGTTTACGTGAACAGCGTACCCGTGTCGAGAGATGTGTGTGTCAGCAAATCGAGTGTGTGCCCGATACATGGTGGGGTGGCCTTTGCCACGAAAGAGCATGTAAAGGTTATCAGCGGAAGTGAGGTGAGGATTATATCTGAAAAGATAGAGGGCTTTCTTCCGAATATCGATGAAGACCCTGTACTGAAAAAGATATACGGCAAGATGCAGCCAAATCCTATGGGGCTGGATTCTTATGTCATAACGATAAAGGGGGACGGGGAGGAAGAAGAAGTAGAAGAAAAGAGCATGAAAACGGTCTCGGAGTTTTCCGAGTTTCTCTCTTTCTGTAGAATATCATTCTCCCCGGAGGACGGGCTGATACTTGTAACAAATAGAAAGTTCGCCTATTCATATGCCTTTTCAGTTTCGGATGGGGAGTGGTTTAAGTGGGGGTATAGCCCTAAAAAGTTCCTCAACAGCTATCCTGAATGTCTGTTCGAGAACAACGGGTTTGTGTTCGATGTGCACAATCCCAATCGAAGCATAACACCCCTTTTGATTCTTACACGTCCTTTGAAGTTCGATACAGTGGACTTCAAGCGAGCGAATCAATTTGCCGTTAGAGGTTCGTTTATAAGAGCGCTGCAAGCTCTTCATTTCTCGGGCGTGGAGATCGTTCTGCCGGAGAACAAAGGTATTCCGATTATCTCTTTCGGCAGGCTTGATGTGATCATTCTTGGCAGTCAAGATGGCGAGCGTTATACGGCCATTACGGGTAAGAGAAATATAGAGCATTTACGGGATGCTGTAATGGGTCTTAACAGAACACAGGCCTACCGGTATTTCTGTCTTGCCATCGTTGGAGGTGTCAGGACGGATATATCTATCAACTATTTGGAGGCCGATATTGAGAAAACTTTTAACAACAGAATACGATGAACTACGGCATCAATAACAGCGGTCAGCCGGTGGTTATAACCATCTGCCCCGATTGGAAAGTCTTTTCCGACAAAGTAAAAAGCATTGTGAACTTCAAAGCCAAGTCGAAAGGCGCTGAATACTTTGACCTTTTGGCTATCACAGGTGACGAGGAGACCGTGATAGGCGATTTGGTTCATGGCAGCCGTACAAGGCTTCTTAGCTCATTTATGGGATTCAACAGGCACTTCAACGTTAGGCCTGTGGAAGAGCTTCCCGGCATGACGGATGCAGAAAAAAGAAGAGCGAAGTATGCCTTTGAGGTCACGATTACACCCGATGCGGCGCAGACTGCAAACAGTTTCCTGATTGATCCGATGGTGAGCGAGTATTATGTCAATGATGTGATAGCCGAATGGCTGTCCACGCTTGGCATGTATGAAGATGCAGCCATTTACAAACAGAAAGCAGATGGAAATCTGAGAACCATATTTATGACTTTCCAGTCTTTTGTGACGATCTCCAGAAGAGCAAAGGAGCTGAACATATGAAACATTCGCTTATCGCTATTCCTTTTGTTCTTGTCTTTCTCTTGCTTCCTGTTGAGGCTCTTGCCGTGGGAGAGACATGGTATGGTGCTTTTATCTATGGGTTTCAGCACTCGAATGTCTTTCATCTCATAGGGAACATGCTTGTTCTTGTCCCATTGGTGCGCATGATGAGAGGGAGGTTTCATTTTGACTATTGGCGGATCCTGCTTGCTCCTTACTTGTGCTCCGTGTTTGCCGGTCTTGCTTATACGGGGGAGCCTGTTGTCGGATCCAGTGGAATGATATACGCCTTGATTGGCATTTATTACGCCTCAGCCGTAGGTGGATACCACATGAAAGTCCAGAGAAAAAAAAAGTTTGCGATTTGGTTTGTCGTGGCATTGCTTTCTATGGTTGTGCCAAGCTTCTTTGGCGGAGTCAGCCTGTTTATCCACTTAGCATCTTGGGTAGCGGGGTCTGTTTATGCTTTTGTGAACGCAGCTTTCTATAATGTTATCAAAAGGGGATATAACTAAGATAATAGCAGAAAACGAAAGGCGCAAGGCGGCTAATACAGCTACTTACGACCAAATAACCGGTGAGGGGTCTGATGCGATCCCTCGCCATCATGTTTATATCCATGACTTTTATATTCCGGAGATGTGGTTGCCGGAGGAAATGTTTGATAAGTCCGAGCTGTGCCGTGTGTTGGTGGATCTTGGGAGTGTGGAAAAGCTGTTTGTCTATACACAACAAGAGGACACGAAGGAAGCTCGTGATGAGTTCGCCGTGTTGTTTCTCAAAGAAAGGGCAAAATATGATTTCGAGTTTGCCGCTGTTTGGTGTCTTGTCATAAAGAACAAGATCGTTGCCGACAACACGCCTTTTACATTAAACAGAGGGCAGCGGAAACTTCTAAAAGAGATGGAGGACATGCGGCTTGCTGGTGAGCCGATCCGAATTATTCTATTGAAAGCTCGCCAATGGGGTGGATCTACGCTTGTCCAGCTGTATTTCTTTTGGTTGCAGGTGTTTGTGTCTATGGGTCTGTCGTCTGTTATAGCGGCGCATCTACAGGACGCGTCAAGAAACATTCTCGATATGTACGACTTGGCAGCTAAGAATATGCCGAGCGCGTTCGGGAAGTTGAATCTTCCGCCACGCCTCGGCATGCAGAACAGCAAGCGCGTTGAGGGGAGAAACTGCCATATCACTGTCGGAAGTGCCGAGAAACCCGAAAGTGTTCGTTCTCAAAGTGGGCATCTCGCCCACTTCTCCGAGGTTGCGTTCTATCCGGTTACACAGAACAACAACCCTGAAAAGCTGATCACCAGCATTGTGTCTATGGTTCCTGATTCTCCTATGACCGCTATCGTATTGGAGAGTACAGCTAATGGGGTGGGTAACTATTTCTATACGGAATGGAAGAAGTCCGTCAGTGGGGATTCCGCTTATAGGGCTGTGTTTGTGTCGTGGTTCGAGATTGATAATATGTATTCTAAGGATATAAATGACTACAAAGAATTTATATCCTCTATAAGTAAATATGAATGGTGGTTGTGGGATCTTGGGGCAACACTTGAAGCTATATGTTGGTACCGGCATAAATTAAAATCACAGCCAAGCGAAAAAGAGCAGAAGCAAGAGTTTCCGAGTACTCCAGATGAGGCTTTTCAAACAACGGGTAGCCCTGCTTTCAATCGCGACCATTTAAGCGAGCTTGAAAAGGGTTGTACAAGTCCTGCGTTTGTCGGGGATATATACAGCGATGTCCTTGTGAGCGAGATCAAGACCCGTCCAGATCTTATATCCAGTGTGTTCGATAATATCGGTTTCTCGGAGAATCCCAATGGATTATTGAAGATATGGGCTAAGCCCGACAGGGAAGAGGCGTACACAGACCGCTATGTGGTAAGCGTGGACACAGGTGGTCGTAGTAGCGGTGCCGACTACTCCGTTATCACTGTTATAGATCGTTATTGGATGGCTTTCGGAGAGCCGTGTGAGGTGGTGGCTGAATGGAGGGGGCATATAGACCATGACATGCTTGTTTGGATAGCCGCTCAGATTGCGTTCTGGTATGATAAAGCTCTCTTGGTGTTTGAGAGCAATACACACGAAAGCGAAAAGGAAGACGACGGCAATCACGCTGAATTTATATTCGATATACTGGCTAAGAGCTATAGTAACTTGTATTGCCGTGTGCCGGCCGATAAAATAAAAGATGGCATCCCTCCTAAATGGGGTTTCCACATGAACAGGTCATCCAAGCAGATGATTATTGATAACTACACAGCCCTGATCCGTGAGGGTGGGTATATAGAGCGCAATGTGCTTGCCGTCAATGAGGCCAGAATCTACGAAAAGAAGCAGAACGGTAAATACGGGAATATAGATGGCAAGGGGAACCATGATGATATTCTCATGTCTCGAATGATAGGCTTATATGTAGCTTATAATATGCCCCTACCGAAAAAAGCCGTTCCTATCGTAATCAGTAGGGAGGTGGTCAGGTCTGCCTGAGAAGCCATGGTGCACTAACCTTGACTTCGCTGACCATATTTCTTGCCCTCTCGAAGGTGACATAGAAAGATGGGGCGGGCGAATCTATTGCCTTTTGTACAGCCTCGTTTAGGCATAATCCGAGGTTTATGTGGCGCTCTACTCTTTCTCTGAGGTCTTCCCACATGCGTGCTCTCCTGTTTGGGATTTTTTTTTGCTTTGCGTTTTCGGAGAAGAACTGCCTCAGGTGCTGTATGGCCGCTTCGAAAGAAACATAAAAACGCGGAGCACCCTTTTTCAAGGCTATTTCAATGATTTCATCGTTGGTTAGAAACCTCGATCTGAAGCCCAGCTCTCTGACCGTCCTTGAATATACCAAAGCCAAATCCCTATGCTTTTGGTTTATAGACTCTTTCATGCAAACAAATATACTGATTTTTCACATTTTATTTTTCTGCCCCGTTTATAGGGGCGTTTTTTTGCAATAGCTACATAAAACTATTGCGTATGAGTGAAGAAAAGAAAGGTCTTATTGAAGAGCCGAAGCCCAGTCGAAGAGAGGCTTTCATCGCAAGCATGAAAGAGCGCCTTGGGGATGGTGCTTCCGATGTCGATTGGGACGATGAGGATGCACGTTATGGCGCGTATTCCGATGAGTTCGACCGTCTGAACGGCGAGCTTTCGGGGTTCAAAGAGAGTGACGAAGCACTTAGAAAGGCTATCGGCGAAGACCCCCGATTCGGTGATGTTGTCGCCGAGATTGCTGGCGGAGGAAAGGCTGATTTGGCTTTTATCCGTGCTTATGGGAAAGTCCTTGTAGAAATGATGGCCGATGAAAATCGAACCGCAGATGTCGAAGAGGCGAACAAGGGCTATCTGGAGAAGTTGCAGAAGTTTGAGGCTGCAACGCACATGGATGAGGTCAGGGAAGAGCTGTTCGAGCAGAACGCTGATGCTATTGACGCATTCTGTCAAGAAAAAGGCCTTGACGGTGATGGTTTCCAAGAGTTCTGTAAGTCCCTGTTTGAGTTTTGCGGTGCCGTCTACATGGGCAATCTTGACAAAGAGACCCTCGAAAAAGGCTGGAACCTTGTGCACTACGATGAGAACCTCAGTGCCGCCAAAGATGCTGGAATTACAGAGGGCAGAAATGCTCAGTTGGAGGCTGTAAGAACCAAGCGACAGGGTGACGGACTGCCGAACCTGACGGGTCTTGGGGGAGGTGTTCCGCGGCAAAGGCGGAAGAGTCCAATGCGTGGTGGCAGCATGTGGGACGATGACTATGAGAGAAAAGAGCTTTGAAACAGGTATAACCAAAAAAAGATGATTATGAACAAGATTAAAGTATTTGCGTACGTCATTATAGGCGTACTTGTAAGTGCCCTGTCGATTGCTTTCGGTGGGGTGTGCATGGCAGAGGCTACGCCTGGCACGGCTGGTGGAACAGTCGATCCGGCTGGTGTGCAGACTGTCTCCTTTGCGAAAGAGCATGATCCTGACCTTCGCCGGGCGCATGTAGAGCGTAAGGTCGTTAAGGTATTCCCTCAGGCTACCCCATTAACGACTCTTGCGGCTCATTGCAAGGTGATTGAATCTAACTCGCAGGAGGTTCAGTATAGAACAGCGAGTACTCTCCCCCTTAAGACTAAGAGTAAGACGAATGTGCTGTTAAGTGGAAATATCCGCCAGATTGAAATGGACACGGAGAACAATGACATATTCGTGAAAAACGAAACCATTCTTTTCCCTAAGATCAAGGGTTATGAGGGTAATACTCAAAAGAAGGGTGTCATGTTCATGGCGATTGTCGTTGATATTGCGGCGAGTGGGAAGCCGGTGCTTAAGCCCGTGAACGGAAAGGGGGATGTGGGAAGTATGGTATTCCCTGATATTCCTGTAGGGTCTGTTATGGTTCGGAGTGCGCGTGCACATGCAGAGCTTGATATGCAGACATCAGCTTTCGCGGCCTTGCCTCATAAAGAGACGCAGTATCTGCAAAATGTTTGTGCTCAGATAGAGCAATCCACATTGGACAAGATAAACGAGGCTGAGAGTGAGTCGGATTGGAGTTTCTCGGATGTCGAAGAGCTTGCCATCATTGACATGAAGCTGACTCAGAATGCTGCATTTTTATTTGGTGCTCTTGGAAAGACGACTGTTGGAAAAGACGACGTTTATACTACTAATGGTATTTGGTATCAAGCCGGCAAGGACTTCGTCCACGGAAAGGGAGGCGGTGATTCTTCTTGGACAGCTGAGGAGTTGGTGGACTTGATGAAAATGGCGTTTACCGGTTGCAACGGATCGGGCAAGAAGATTATGTTGGCCAGTCCTGCCTGTGTGGGGAATATCATGAAGGCTCAGATGCCGGATGGGTATGTGGCGAACACCAATATGGTAGAGCGTTTCAACTTGACGTTCTCGGAGATCAAGAGCAATTTCGGTACTCTCTTGGTAGTCATGGATGAAACCTTTGACAATGTAGAGTTGGATGGTGAGGCTCTTGTATTCGATCCCGACTTCTTACGAAAGTACACGATTGGGGGTATTGGAACCACCGATCTGGATCTGAAGAAGAGTGGACAGAAGAATGCAGATGCCCGCGTTATTCGCGAGATCTCCGGTCTTGTTTTGCAGAACCCCAATGCACATGTCCGCGTGACTGCTAAACCCTAATGTTTTACAGCCCCTGTAGCTTCGGCTATGGGGGCATAACTGTTTGGCTATGAAAAAAACATATAGAGCGCATTCAATCCTCTGTATTGAGGTCGGTGGTCGAAGGGTGACATTCTCGGGTAGTAGGAACACTTATTCGACAGAGAATGAATCTGAGATTGCTGAATTAGACCGATTGGTGGAGTTGGACTATATCGAGTTGGATGAAGTGGAAGATGGTGGTCTTGGTGAGTTGGATCCACCTATTGTCCCAGAAGCCGATGAAGAGGGGAATGTATTCCCTGATGTCGTAAAGGTCTCTGAGGCAAAGGCTATCCTGATGGAAGAGCCATATAATGTGCCATTGGATGATATGAAGAACAAGCCTGCTATTCTTTCGATAGCGGCGAATTTGGGTGTATCATTCCCTAATCTGAAATAATATGCTGGAAAAAGCTTCTTCCAATAACATTCTAAGGAAAGCGAGATTGCTTATGGATGAGGCAGGAGTGTCTCCCATGTCTGATGATGTGGGAGACGGCTCCATTTTTACCGAGGATACTATTAACCTCGAAACTTACTTAAAGGGAGTTCTGACAGACGCTATACGAGCGGTGTTTTTGGTGGCTCCTTTGTATAAGATTGCGGCCTCTTCGCTTAGGGGCGAGAAATCAATTTTTGACTTGCAGGAGTTTAATGGGTTTTCGTTTACTGTGTCCGATTCAGGTCATGGTGTGATAACCCTCCCTAATAACTTCCTGCGATTTTCCTCAATGAAACTAAAGTCATGGAAGAGGCCTGTTACTGAGATTCAAGAGCAGGGGAGTCTTTTGTGGCTACAACAATATGTGCCCGAAACAGAGGCGGGCTTCTGGAAGCCTGTATGTAATTGGGTAGACCTCAAAGAGCATGGGCGTTGCATAGAATTGCACCCTTTGAGGCTGGTTAATCTTTCCAGCTTGACTCTTACCCCGGATGAGTTAAAGGCCTTTTTGGCCGATAAGGTGGAGCACTTCACCTATATACCAACGCCTTATGTGAACTTCGATGCGAACTTCATAAAGCCAAATATGGATGCTTCTTTGGCTGATGCAGCTGCGTATATGTCAGCGTCTTTGGTTTGCGAGATATACGAAAAGCCTAATGAGAGCAAGGCATTCGGAGATAGGGCTATAAAGATAGCGATGTCATGAGCGGATTGGAGATAGATATAGCGAGGAGCGACCTCCATTTCGAGGTTGATAACGACCTCTTGATTATAAAAGTCAAGAAAGGGGTAGGCGAGTCGTCTTCCACTTTGTCTCCTTATTACCTATCTGCGCTAAAGATTCAGATAGACACGTTAAAGCGTTCCGAGCAGGAGCTTCTTCCGCATCCGATTCAGTCTTACGCGGATGAGATGCTTCGGTGTCGGAACATTGTAGATCGTGAATACTTGAAAGCGGAGAATGTTTTGTCTTCTGCCCATTCTTGGGAGGATATAGCTATTCAGCAGGCTATATCTGATGTTCGTCAAGCTATTGTCGAGTATAATGCGGCTATCGATAAGGCGAGAAAGGCCTATAACATGACACAGATAGTTGGTGATCCTCATTGTGTGCTGGTTAGCTCTAATGGTAATGAATTTGGGGATATAGGATGGAGGACAACTCTAAAAGGTTCTGTCACTCTTGGCGTTTTGGGTATTGTAGATATATCCGACAAGGTTCGCGAATGGAAATGGGAGAGAATCAGCGGAGAAAGTCCTGATGAGATTAACGGTGATTTGTTGTGGAACCAAAAGCATCAGCACCACAACCAAAGGGATATTGATTTGGTCGTTGGCGATGATATTCCGCTTTATACACCTATATGTTCTTTCAGGCTCACTGCGACACTCCCTGACAGGGTCGTTGTTGGAGAATACTTAATAACACTTACTAATGGGTAGAATAGATATAGTTGGTCATGGTGTGCGGAAACTGAAACCGCTTTCCGCTTCTCTGTCTTTTGACGTTGAGGGCGGAGGACTTGTGCAGGCGGTCAATGCTGTAACCAGGGAGCATATCCCCGACTGGCGATTTACGCCGATCCGCATCCGCCCGATTATTACCGTCGCCGACCCAGAGGGACTGGTAACCAGTGGCGTGCATAACAGCGACACCCCCACGGCTAATATGCGATGGCTGTATGATGAGACGGGGGTAAACGTGCTGCAAGGGGTTTCCCCTGCGGATATGTCGATGGACACCTCCGCGACCGACCTGCGCGGGTCGCTGAACATTCGAAAAAACTTCGAGCATGGCGCCCTTTTGCGCTTTGAGTATGAGTACTCCACCTCCGCGGGCGGGGTGCTCCGTACGGTCAAGCACTCCGGTACCATCGCGATCGTGGTAAACCAAATGGCGGACGCGCTTGTGCAAGTGCGGACGGTCTACCCGCGTGGGCAATTCGTTTTTTTTCCGCAACCCACCGCCCCCGCCAATCTGCGTATGCAGATGCAACTCTATTATAAGGGCGAGGCCTGCCCGGCGGTTTACCGGTGGTTTAAGGTCGCAGGGGGCAACGAGGCTCCCATCGGGACGTTTGTAAACGAGCTGGGGGTAACCGCGTCCAGCGTGGCCACTCAGCCGAATTACCGCTGTAAGGCCCTCGACATGCGACCCGAATACGCGGCCGCGATGGAGGCGGCTATGACGCAAGCGCGGGCGGATGTGTATAGAAAGCACTTGGGCGATGACTGGGAGACGCTGCTGCCGACAGTGCGGCCGAATAGATTGCGCTACAGCCCAATCGCGGGGGATAATCAGTATTACACTGTTTCCCCAATCGCCATGGGCGCAACGAAAGGGGTAAATCTAAAGCGTAAAACGGCAAATTCCGCGCCGTTTGACTTTGTTCGAACAGATGGCTTGATACAGGCGGGGAGGAGTTATATCCTCTCGTATTTCCGAGGGCAAGAGTACCTCCAACAGCAGAACCCAACCGAGGGCAACTACACTTACATAGGCCCGGGTGGCATTGAGGGAGAGGAGAACTCAACTACAGACGGCGGGACGCGAGTTTGTATCTCTTTTAAGGCTAAAAGAGATGCGAACTCGGTCAACCTATATGGGCACATTACCCCGACCACTGACACCGTACTGCCAGCAGGCGTAAATTATTGGGGCTTCAAGCTCGAGGAGGCCTCTGGGCCTGACACTCTAATGCCTACCCCCTATCTCCCGCACATCGACGAGCTTAACGCCGAGATACGCGCCCGCGCCGCGGAAATCGTTTCCGCCAACCCGCCCACTCCGCCGAGTGTGTGGCCGCTGGAGCGGACATATATCCGCGATTTCACCCTCTCTATTCAGACTATCCCCTACGAGCTGCTTCTGCGCATTGAGGGGCTGGGGGAGGTGGTAATCGTCCGATCCGGTAGCCTCGCCCGTGGTGCCGGGCCGGCGCAGGAGCTGTTTAGCAACGTACCGCGGGGTATGACCAAGTTCCGCGCCTCAATCGTTTGCCGCCAAGGCCGACACACCTATACCCCCGAGCAAACCGCCGCCATGTTTGACGTAACGTGGCCGGCCGGGTCGGAGCAAGTAAACGGGTGCCGGGCAATCATGACTTCGCTAAGTTTCAACCTATCGATAACCCCGAGATATTAAGTTATGCGCTACTACCTGATAAAAAAAGAGGCCGCCAAGGAGGCAGGCATATACGAAGACGGAGACACCCACCGCACCACCGCCACGGAGGTGCTGGTACGCGAGGCGGAGTTGGACGGCCACGATGCCGAGGCGCTCTCCGCCCGTGAGGTTTCCGCCGAGGAAGTAATAAGATTGTTAGATTCTAAAAAGTTGAAGTGATGGCAACCATACATGGAAGATTCTCATTTAAGAGAAGAGTTTCAGGGAGCGTATCCCGATGCAGGATAGTAGGAGGTACGAATCTTGCAGTAGCAGTTAGTGAGTCTGGGGCAGTGGTGGATCCGAATCTTTGGGTGAATGCAGATTCTGCCCCAAGGCTTTGGCCGGAGGCCTATATAGCAGAGGGGTCTACTCCGATATTACAGTTTAAGAGGTTCGATTGGTACATAGATTCCTATCGGATTACGAATGATTCGTCTTCAATAGATGCGGGTGCGTCTATTGGTGGTGGGCTGTCGGCAGGTGAGTGCTTTGAATTGATTGCTGGTGGTGGGTTCTCAAGGGACGTCATCCTAAGATTTAAGCGTGAGTTCTTTGGTACAATCCATGCCGACAGAATCATCAAATTTTTTGGGGTCGTAGAGCAAAACGGAATTGATATTTCTCTGCAAGCGACCATCTCGACTAATAGATACCTTGTTGCATCTAATGTGTATGATGTCAATATCATAGCTATTGATGGACATATGTTTTCTTCTACGCAACAGACACTGCGTTTCGTGCCCGAGTTACGCTACGGCGGGGTGGCCGTGACATCAGGTGTGACGTTCGAGTGGGGCTGGGTGGTGCCGCAAAATTCGGGTGGCGACACAGCCGGAGGTGATATTGCGGATGGTTTCGCTCCACAATCTTTCACCCCTTATTCCGGTTCCGGTATTACTCTTAAAGATGAAGACATTGCCGGAAATGGAGCTGTATTGGCTCTTAGGGCTAAGGTGAATGGTCAATATGTGGGATATTCCTATCAGCCTATTGTGGATGTGGAAGATCCTGTTTCGTTACGCCTTTCTTCGTCCATGCCTACACAAGATGTCGAGGTGGGATCAGGGGTAAATCTCGTTCTGTCCGTTTCCGTAGTACAAGGTAATAACGACATAACACCCGAATATGAAGATGCAATATGGTCGTGGGGTGTTTTGGCTAACCCCGGTGCTAATCAAGAATTAGTCCCTGTCCCTGATTTGAGTCGTACAGGAAAGGGCCTTAAAACTGTAACCTATCCGACAACTTCTTTGTTCGATGGCAGCTTAGAGAATGTGGATATTCTCATTTCGATTGAATAATGCTGACAGGTCGATGGAGTTTAGGGCGAAAGAAGGAGGATAAGAGTGTAACGATACAAGGTGTTACACAGATTGTCCAAGGGGCTGATAATGTGTTCCGCCCCCAGATCGCCACCCTTACAGCCGAGCTGCAGGGTTTCGATGGGCTTTCTCGCACAATCGAGTGGTTTTATTATGAGATGGTAAATGTTGGTGGGCAAACACAGGTCGGTTCAAGTCCTGTGTATCTGACATTCAGCAACAATAAAACCAAATTGGATATAAACGCGTTGGATGTGGCGAACACGCCGGTGAAGTCGCGCGTTTATGGTGTAAAGGTCTCTTGGTGGGAGGGTTCTGTTCAGCGATCTGTGACAGACAGGGTGACTGTTTCGGTGGTTCAAGATGGGTATATACCCGATGAGGAGCTGGAGGCTATTTGGGACAGCTTCGGAACCCCACATCTCTCGCAGACCGTCACCAACCTAAGCCAATATCTGTCTTTAATAGAACTCATGGAAAATAAGTCCATGAGTGGCAAAGGGAATACCTATGTGTGTGACACTATACAGGTGTTATTTCAAGGGTCAAGTCCATATATATTGCCGGATCCTCGTGTTATGCAGGGTCGTGAGATAAGTCTTTTTGTCGGAGATGCTGATTCTGTTTGTGGCCCATATAATAGAGGGATATATGTGCACAAGAATCAACTGGCCGTAGGTGTTATTGGTGGAATTTGTGTCGGTGGAACTGTTGATACGATGAACACCTTTACAACTAATCCGGGTGATTTTGGGGGGTTGCCCGGGTCGAATATCTCAGGCTGCACGAAGTACTATCCAAATTCTTCCATGGATGATTGGGCTTATCATATATCCGAGATAGCCTGTGGCAGGAATTTCATGCTGATGTTCAGAGCTGTGAAGATAAAAGGTAAGTGCTATTGGTTCCTTGTGAATCAGTCGGAGTGTTCTGTGAAGTTTAATGAGTCTCAGGGGCGTAGGATCCTTGATGCAACGGAAAAGGTTCTTGGTTTTTCGGACTGGACGGTGAAGTTCGATGCGCAGATTATAAAAGCGACCAAGCAATCAAGCCCTCAATTTGTTATCACGGATAAAATGGGTTGGATCGAATATAACGGAAGTGGTCGTACTACGACTATGGACTTTCCGACTTCTCTGTCGGAGGGGTTTATGTGCTACGTGCAGAACAACGCACGGCAGCCGCTGACGGTTTCGGGGTGCTCTCCAGTAGGAACGCTTAGAGACGTGCCGGCACGGTCTTTATGTTTATGTCGCAAGGGGAGCAGGAACAATATGTTAATCTTTCAAATAAGCACGATATAGTATGGGGGAAACATGGATGAATATAGCTCTGACTGCCCTAACAGGGAGCATGATCGGGAACTTAATACTTGGCATCAATGCTTATCGGTTCCGGAAGCAAGAAAGTGCGCAGAAGAACGCGGAGGCCATCACAGCGTCCACTAATACTGTGGAGAGCGTGGCAAACGCCGCTGATTCCGCTGCCGACAGGTACGAGGCGGCTATGGAAAAACGCTTCAAGATGCAAGAGATGTATTACGAAGAGAGGGAGAGGCGTATGGAGTTAGGGAGCCGCATCCGCATCTTGGAGAACGGGCAGAGAGCGGCTGAATATGACAGAGCCGAAAACCGGCGTAAGATATTGGGGCTACAGAGAAAGCTGGATGAAATGATCTCACGCACAACGTTTGCGGAGACAAACATTTGCTTCCGCGATCCGTGCCCTATTCGCGAACCAAAGAAAGGCACATACAACGGAGAGAAGAAAGAGACACAAGAAATACAAACAAAAGAAGGAAATGAAAGTATTGCTGGATAACGGGCACGGGTTTAACACCCTCGGCAAGCGATCCCCTGATGGGTCGCTATTGGAGTACAAATACGCAAGGGAAATATCCCTCGCGGTTGAAATGGAGTTGAGACGCTTAGGCTATGACGTAGAGCGAATTGTCAGAGAAGAATCGGACGTGTCGCTATCTACACGCGTTCAGCGCGTGAATCAAGTCTGTGCAGAGGTCGGCTCCGCGAACTGTCTGCTTGTGTCGATTCATTGCAACGCCGCAGGTGCAGGCGGTGCGTGGCTAAACGCTACAGGATGGAGCGCGTACACAACAAAGGGAAAGACCAAATCGGACGTGCTGGCAGATTGTCTGTATCGCGCTGCCGAGAAAAATTTCATCGGCAAGCGTATCAGGAAAGATATGCAAGATGGTGACCCTGATTGGGAGGAAAACTTCTATATCCTCAAAAACACCCATTGCGCTGCTGTTCTAACAGAAAACTTCTTTATGGACAATAAGGAGGATGTGGCCTATCTGTTATCCGCGGAAGGGAAAAAGGCAGTGGTTCGAACGCATGTGGATGGTATAACTGAATATATAAGATCATTATGAGGGCATTTGAAAAGAAAGAGCTGGAGCGCAAGGAAGCACAATCAGCTCGGAGAAAGCAGCATAAGGCGTTCGCCCTGTGTTTGCTTGGAGCTATCGCTATGACGGCAGCCCTATTCTTCCTGACTTCTTGCCGCGCCCGTGTCGAAACGGTCTACGTGGACAAGGTGAAGACGGAGTACCGGGACGTTGTCCGCATCGATAGCGTGTACAACCGTGACACGGTGGCCATTCGGCTGTCGGGGGATACGGTGTATAAAGACGTAATCAAATGGAGGGAACGGTGGCAGCTGCGAATCGACAGCTTTACACGTGTAGACAGTGTGCCGTACGCCGTGGAGGTGGTAAGGGAGGTAAACAGGCTTACGCCTTGGCAAAAAAAGCAGATAGTCGGCTTCTGGGTGGTAGTGGGGCTTGTGTCGGTTGGGCTGGTGTTGAAGATTAAAGGGATTGTTTAACTATAAAAGAAGTAAGATGAACAAAGAAGTTTCAACGGAGATCAAGTACTACGCAGTGGTAAATAGCGTAGGTATTCGGAGGTTTATGCAAGATGAGGTATTCAAAGACCTCTTCGGACGAATCTTTGGAATTGTGAATGAAAAGGGCGTCAATCCTTTTCAGGTTGGTCTGATCAAGAAAGAGATCAAGGCCGTTTTGGACTCGCATCAGATCTGTGAGGAGATCTTGGACTACTATGGACGTGGTGGGCACCGATTCATCAAGTGTCATGGGGTGAAGATCCACCTGATGCCGTTTGATGTATGTGGTATTAAATAGGTTGGTTTGTAGTTGCTTGGAGGTACGGCTGCCCATGAGGGTGGCCGTATCTTTTTGTGGTCGGTAAGAACAGGCGGAAAGGCTACCAGTTAGGGAATTTCCTCTTTACTTTTCCCAAGGCATCTTCGTATATGGATTTGTATGGTTCTTTTGTGAAGAACATTTCTCGGGATTCCCTCATCCAATCTTCTGTAATCTTTAGCCCACTTCCAACGAATCGCTGGACTTCTGTGGACTGATACCCTCTCATCTCTGCGAAAATAAGCCATCCGAGAAGCCTTACTCGGATCTTCTCTTTCTCTTTCAGGTAGAGGGCTTTTTTCGCAATGACCTCATCAACAATTTTGCTTATTGCTTCTTTTTCGAGATCTTTCTGCTTTTCTGTCTTTGGCTGCTTTAGTATCATGTCAAAATGGTAAGTCGTCGCCTTCGTTTTTCTTTTCGTTCAAGAAACGGTCTGCTTCCTTGTCGAGTTCACTCTGTGGGGCTTGTGCAGTCGCGCCTTGTACATCTATCTTCCACGCGGTGGCAGTCGTGTACCATCGTCCATTATACTCTCGGCTCTCCACGTCAAATTGAACCGTTACGTCCTCTCCGACATTGGGGATTTGTTTGTCGCCCCAGGCTTGGAATGCCGCCTTTTTGGGGTATTGATCGCCATATTCGAGGATGAATGTTTGTTTTCTCCATTCACCTTTTTGTCCTTGCCCCCTCTCTTCGGGGAGGACTTGAATAACTCTTCCTTTTACTTCCATTTTGTTTTGCTTAGGTATGTTATAAGACAAAACCGCAAGAAAATGATGCTTATTTCCATGCGGTTGAATAGTTCTGTATCTCTCCTGCGAATGCAGATAGTGGGCAGCAACGCCCATGATGGGAATCTTTCTTTTACGATGTTTATCATATGTCGAATAGCTGCATTATCCTTTCTCGGTGTACGGCGTTTGCTATATGCTTGGCTTCTTTTATAGATGAGCATATTTTGCGATGTTTCCCTATGTACAGAATGGGTTTCTCGCCAGAGGTTGATATAATCCTGTACCCATATTCAGATCCCAAGTAAAGGAATTTGCCGTATTGGGTTTCATATATCTTTGCTTTGAACTGAAGAGGCTTTATTAGTTCGCCAATGCTTGTTCTGTTTAGAATAAACATCTCTACGGCGAGTTTTATCAGCTCTATGTGGGTTTCATTTTTGATAAAACTTCTTAGGTATAAGTCAAAACAGCCATTTAGGAGGCTTTTGGTCTTTTTCTTCTTTATGCCCATGGATCATTTGTTTGACTGTCTACTAACCTTTCGGATAGCCGCTTGGCTATTTCTTTCCTTTCTTTTATGTACTGCCTTCTAAGCTTGTAAATGTACTTGGTTTCTTTCCCATCTTTCTGTTGAATCTGGATAGGATGTTGGACTATTACGCTGTATTCTCCTGTAAAAAACATTGAGGGTGTCCTATATACCACTTCGCACCGCTTAGCTAATTTCTTCATCTTTCTTGGGGTTCTTTTCCTCCTCATGTTGTTTCTTTATTTTTTAGCGAGCTCTATTTGGTCGTAAAGTCCGCTATAGGTTCAAAAACTTTCACTGCAAGAATTGCGAGCCTGTGTCCAAGCATGTAGTGTTTTCTGAAATTCGGCAGATCTTGCACGCTCTCAAATACGACAGACCCATCCTCCATTTTGATTTCGGCGAAGAATTGATATTCTATCCCCCCCCCCGTTAGATAGTGCATCACTACAGTCAATAGCGCTTTTGTGTCTAAAAAGACGCTATAGATCGATCCGTCACTATATATTGGTTCGAATATTCTGTCACTCATATCTTTATCCCGATTATCTTTAGCATTCTTTCAAGGTTGCATCTCTCTGCCTCTTCTTTAGCTCTTTCGATGCTGGTGTGATAACTTAAGCTTTTGCCATTCGCGAAGAGTTCTATGCGCGCATTCTCTGTTATCATAAATGTTATGATTTGAGAGTCGCCATAAAGGTTTTTCCCATCCTTTTCCCACTTGATTGGCGGAATAATACTCTTTACGAACTCTATTGTGCTTGGGGCTAACTTCCCGAATTCAGAGAGGTTTCCTACTTCTATTCCGAATTGGAGCCCAAATTCTATCCCGTCTTCCATCTGTCGCCTGCTTTCAACGAGTGCTTCTGATCCATCGCTATAGAGCATATAGAGAGGTAATATATCCTCTTGCCAAATCTTTTTTGCGGTCTCGTGATCTACCAATTTCCATACGAAACCATCTGATAGTATCTTCATGTCATTTGTCATTTATGCTTTCCAAAAACCTCTCGACCTTTTTATTGAAATGCCGCTCGGCCACATCCTTTGCGTCTTCCAGTGTCAGTAAAGATGCAACTCGCTCTACCTTTGTGTCGTACCCATTACTATTGAGGAGATATGTAGAATATCTTCCACCAAACTCCTCAATCTCATACGAGATTTCACAGAAGGCCATGTCAATAGTCGATTTAATTAAATCTCCACGAACTTGTACCCATTCGGGCAATTTGAACCGTGGCTTCACCAGCTCCAAGTCCGCAGCGTCTTCCTCCCACACGTCACCTGTGTAGTCCTCAACGCATGGCAAAAGCTGTACGTCCTTGTCGCCGAAAAGGCCTACTACCTTCATCGGGAAGTCGTGACCTTTCACAGTCACAATATCCCCGATTCGCAAATTATTTATTTTCATATTCGTTCAAGCTTTATTTCCACCTCTTTTGATAGAAAATACCTATTCCGTACGATTCTGCGGACAAACTCGTCTCCTTGATTGGTGGAGTCCTCAATGAATATCGGCAAATGATTTGCCCATGATGCTTTGTATTTCATTTTCTTATCTTTTTAGTCCAATGCTCGCGTCCTACTTTCTCCCAGTATATATGCCATGCAGCTCGTTGCGCTATTTCTACGGCGGAATCAAACGAAGTTGCGTCGTGGGAGATTTTGGTTGTTATTCCATCTGCATATCCAATGAGCTGATGGTGGCACGAAACGGATACACTTGTTACGCGGCTATTCGTTATGATTATGTTTGTCACTCGGAATAGGTCGTTTGCAGTGGAGCGTATTCTTTTCAATAGGTTTGTTTTCATAGACTTTCGATTTCTGTCTCAATGTTTTTTCTGTATTCGAGTAACGCTTTTTTTACGACGCACATCGCCTCATCTCTTAATCTGACCTCCGAAATTCCGCACATGTCTGGAATTATGCACAAGATTGAGCTTGCCTTTAGAGCTTGCTGTACATTTTCAAGATCTGCTTGTAGCCATATGGCTTTCTGTATGTCTTCTTTTTTCATTGCTTTGTTTGTAATTGTCTCCAAGTTTTATTTGATTAAATCAAAGTCGTACGCAAACACATACGGGTTACTCTCCCATGTCCCTTTACCTGATAATGCGTCTATCAGGCGCGCACAGGTGGATATTCTTACTGCTATCCACGATGACCTTTTTCGTTCTCTGCCCTACGTCTCCGAGTGTGCCCGGGACGGGTGTGTATCCGTTAATGCCCATAGAAATCCTCCAATTTATTGTCGTGAATGTTGCCGATGATTTCGATGGCACTACCACCGAACCCGTCGTGGTTGTAAGCCCTGTTTAATGACAGCTCTACTCCATCATTACCAGCGATATATTGAGCTTCTTCGTTACTCCAATACACCTCTGCGACCCTTGAGTCTCCAATTTTCAAAATATCACCTTCGTATATTTCCTTTCCTTTTCGGTCTTTTAGACCTGTGTATTGGCCGACCGTTTCGGGATATACCTCCAAGAGCCCATCTACGATATAGCAGCTGCTCTCTGGGTCTCCATCATCAAATACTCCAGCACATCCATCTGTGTCTTCAAATAGATATGCCTCTCCATTTATTTGGATTACAGCATTTCCATAAACCCACGGATACCCACCTGTTGTGGGTTTTGCCCTAAATTTTATTTCTCTCATAGTTTTGTGTGTTAAGTCAAAATAAATAGCCACTGCTCTCCTGTGCACTGCCACAAGCCTCCCCGTTGCGTTGTCGGCTAATAAACAGCCTCCGCCATCCCATACAGTCGGCGTTGATGAGTTGTATCTTATTCAGATGTTCGATGTTCATAAATCTTTTCGAATTTCAATGTATCAGAGGCAAACCGTATAGTGTTTGTTTCTCTGATTCTGTATATTGCCTTGTCTGATAGTGTGCACTCTATAGTGCTGTATGAAGTTACATAGGCGTTGCCACAAGCCCGAACCGTTGCACTGTCACAAGCCTCCACGGTAGCACTGTCATAAGCCCGAACCGTTGCACTGCCATAAGCCCGAACCGTTGCACTGCCATAAGCCCGAACCGTTGCACTGTCATAAGCCTCCACGGTAGCACTGTCATAAGCCCGAACCGTTGCACTGCCATAAGCCTCCACGGTAGCACTGCCATAAGCCTCCACGGTAGCACTGCCATAAGCCCGAACCGTTGCACTGCCATAAGCCTCCACGGTAGCACTGCCATAAGCCCGAACCGTTGCACTGCCATAAGCCCGAACCGTAGCGTTGTCGGCTAATAAATAGCCGGAATCTACCGATTCATTGCAGTGTATGCCATGTTCTGTAAATAGATCCCTGTATTCCTCTATGAGAGATACAGTAAGCACCTTGTTTGCAACACACCAATGGAAGTTGTCCTTAACAACCGCCATCAGTTCCTCCGCTGTTTCGGAGGAATACGCCCTCTTGTATTGTTCCCTGCAAGCTTGTGCGCTTCTTGCGCTTGCGAGGATTCTTTCTTTCAGTTCTGAAAAATTATCGTTCATTGTTTTCTATTTTTTTTATTAAGTTGATTATCATTTGTGGTATTTGAGGAACGACGGCATTCCCCATCGCTGCTATAGATTCCCGTCTCCACTTTGGAAAGGAGATACCAACCAGTTCAAGGGAAAGCCCATCATCTCCGCTACAAAGAGGGGAGACAGTTGGGAAGTTGATCCAGTTTGGAATTGTGTATTCTCTTGCAGATAACTCATCGCTGTTCTGTGCCCTTTCCTCTCCGCTCTTGTCTCGTAGTTCTCTTCGCCACTCGTTCGAGGCGTCGGCAGCATCCCAAGGTTCAATGGTTCTGTTTTCCCCTTGGCATTGCAGACCTTCAGCCCCTGTGTTTGAGGCGTTGGAAGAAGATTGCTCTTTCCCATGTCTCCCAGACTCGCGGAAAACGTCTGTCCGCTGGGGCGTGTGATCTTTTTCCCTTCCACTATCTGCCCCCCCGTGCGATCCGTCTTTTGCTCTCGGAGTGGGCAACAAACCAAATTCGATCTCTTCGGTGGGGTGCGCCGACGGCACAAGCCGGTATAACAAACGGGAGGACGGAATATCCGATACCCTCAAAGTCTTGACAGATTCGCTCTGCGATGAACTCGCTGCGCTCCGTATACGTGTCGTATACCTCTCCGAACGCATCTGTTCCGCTTGCCATTTCAACGACGCTAACGGGCTGTACCATCGAGAGGATTCCAGCAACATTTTCGCCAATAACCCAAGCGGGTCTGACCTCTGCAATAACTCTGAGAGTCTCCGGCCAGAGGTAGCGGTCATCATCCGCTCCTGCTCTTCTTCCAGCGACAGAGAATGGCTGGCAGGGGAACCCTGCTGTGAGGATTGTTCTGTCTGCCCAATCTCTGCCGCATTTTGAAATAAGTCGTTCATCTAAAGATTTCCTTGTTAGCGTTCTAATATCTCCGTGTTTGTATGAGTCCGGGAAGTGATGCGCGGTTACTTTGTTCCCGAACTCGTTTATCTCGCATGTGGCGATGGTTTCGATTCCATTCCACTTAGCGGCAAGCCCGAATCCACCGATTCCTTCGAATAGGCCTATGTGAAGAAGTTCCTTTCTCTTATTTTTATGCATAATATCTAATAGGTGCTGCTTCTCTTTCCGCCACAGGCGACATCAAGTATTTGCTTTGTGTTCATTAGTCCTGGGCCTCGTTTTTCGGTTTTTGTTTGTCTTTCTTTAGCTCCTCAATCAAGGCTTCTGCATACTCTACGGCGTCCTCCGCTACAGCCCGAGGATAGCTTGGTGAGGATATGAAAACAGCCATCGCGTCTTTGGCTATCTCGTACCGCCGCTGCTCCCAGTCGATTGGGTCAAGTTCTATACTGGTGAGGTCGTCTTTTAAAATAAATTCCAATTTTCCATCATTAAAGCGACACAACACCAGTGCATCGGATACTCCATGCCTTTCGATAGGCATTTCTTTCTCCCCAACGATCTCTACTACAGTATCTAAATGTTTGCCGGATCTCACAACGGCCATGTTCTTCTTCATCTTCTTTTTACTTCTAATTAAAAAGGCTACCAATTGGTAGCCCTGCTTGATTCTATTCCATTGAAACCAACCTTTTTCGTTATGGCGCAAAGCCTGTCGAAAATTCGGTCTCCGTATCTATCTCTTATTTCATTGGGTCTAAGGTTGGAAGTCGCAATTAGCAACTTCCCGTTTTTCTCCGCCCAATCGCTTATCTCTGCGAGGGCTACCCGTTTGTTCCCGTATTGGTTTGCAGCCTCTTCTACCCCGATGTCGTCAAGAACTACGATGCTGTGTTTCATTACTGCATCAATATCCTTATTCACGTCCTGCATGGAGTAGAAATGGGCAACCTTCCCGCTGTCTTCAAGGAGAATGGCGGGTATCACGTATCGGGCAAGATATGTTTTCCCAAGACCACAAGATCCAAGGAGCATAAGCCCCAATCCCTTGTTGTCTTCAAGCCATTCTGCAACCTCATCATATGGCTGATGCCATGTGGCTTTCCGTCCCTGCTTGGCAAGAAAGTATGTCATCACCTCCGACAGCCTTTCCTTTGCGTTTGGAACACTTATTCTTATCGGCTGTGGGGGTAGAGACATGCCGTGTTTCAACATGGATGCCTCGAATGAACTAATATCCATCTTTCTCTATCCTTTTTGTTGATGGGTGACTGATTCCCTTTTTATCGAAGTTGTTCGACGCCCATCTCGATAGTCTCAGGGGAAGCTCCCAGGTTTTTTCTTTCTCAAACCTCATCTTCTTACCCGACCTGTCCAGCTCCGACCAATACTCGTAGAATTTGGAAACCATATCCCTTGGGTATTGAACTACATTATTGGGGTTTGGCTGCCCTTCCGTGTATTCTCTCAACTCCAATCCGAAGTCCTTTTTTCGGCTTCCCGAGTCGCCGGAACGAACGTTCATTTCATCGTTCATTCCTGCGTTCACGCCTACCACTTTCCGCCCTTTGCGGGAAAGGGTTTCAGCGTTCATTTTGCCGTTCATTTCAGCGTTCACGGAACGCCTGATTTCATCTATCATCGCATGCGTTTTCCCGCGACTTTTTTTGATGATCTTCATGCACTCAGAAACGGTTGCATTCGGATGGACGGACAGGTAAGCGGAAAGCAAGAAGCGGTCAGGATCTTTGAGTAGCAATTCTTCGTCCTGCCTGCTAAGTCTCATTTGTCCTGAACCAAACTTCGTTGATTGTTTTCCCATATGCGACCTTTTTCTCCTGACAAAGAGCGTTCAGCTCTTTCTTGGCTTCATCAATTATCTTCGAGAAAAGCTCAGAGGACAGAACATGGTCGGGGAGGATATTCTTCTCGCGCTTTTGGGCGGAAATAGATTTTATCTCCGCAAGTATGTCGATGGTCATATCTCACGAATTTTTATCCCATGTATATGAAGCATCAGCTTCTTTTTTATGCGATAGGCTTCTGTGCGAAAGCCCTTTGTGTCCTCTACTATAGTGTTTCCATACTTATCCGTATAGACGAAGTCGGCGATGTACGAACATGAGCGTTCGATACACTTTTTCTTTCCTCCGACCATGTCATATTGAGCCGGGATAAGCTCGTATTTGACTTGCTCTCGCAGGTTCGATATAAGTCCTGCGCGCATCATCATTTTAAGCTCTCCTGCTCTCTTGGCTTCCTTTCGGCTATCGTAGCCTCCGGTCTTCTTATTCCCATATTTGGAAGTGCCTTTTTGCCGCTTCCTCATCATATTTGCAAACACGCTCATAGAGACTCTTTTGTCTTTTTCTGAAGGTTAGATCATTATCATATTTATGATGGCACTCCCTGCATAGCCCTACGATATTATCTTTCAGCGTGTAGTACTCCGGATATATCGACTTGGGCAGTAAGTGTGCCGCATCTGTAGCTTTGCGTCCGCATATCTCGCAGAAAGGAGATAGATCATTTTTTATCTTGGCTATCTCTCGGTTTCTTTGAGCCTGCTTTGCACTCACCTTTTTCATAAGGAAAAAGCTTTCTCCAGCTCGGATTTTCTGTAAAAGGTGGCATCTCCATTACCTCGGTATCGTGTTATTTCTCCCCTTGAAGCCATAGCCGCAAGCGTTGTTGTAGTCGTGTTGAACAGCTCCGCTGCCTGATCTCTTGTAAGTAGGTCTTCTCTCGGGACTGTTACGATTTTGTCTGTTTTAAGTTTTACAGTGGTCATTTCAGATATTTTTCTATTTCCTTTTTCTCTATCAAAAAAGAGCGGCCATGCTTGGTCGCTCCTATCTTTCCTGTTTTTATTCTCTCTCTTACCGTCTTGGGGGTGCATTTCATCATCTCTGCTACCTCCTCCACGGTGTAGTGTTTCTTGTCCGGTGGCTTGAACTGTTTGAGAGCGTATAACGCGCCCTCCTTGGCCGCTTCGGTGAGCATTCCACGAAGCTCATCGGGTGTCATGATGATTGCGGTGGTCATTGAGAAATTTGTTGATAAAGTACTCTTGCCCTTTGCCCGTTACTTTTGGGGTTAATGTTGTGTGCATTACGCCATTACTTCCACTGCGTACACCTTTTTTCAGTTCAAATAACCCTTGTTCTACATATTGTTGGTTTGGGATATTTCTGTTTTCTCCACGCGTCCCGGGGTAGCCATTTCTTCTCATCCATTCGAACAGTCTATTTTGACCGATGAACACGCCATTTTGGGTTATAATCTTGGCGAGTTCTCCGATGAGACAGCTGCTATTGCTCGCTATGATCGCATTTGCAAAGGCTACCTTTGGAGCTTGCTCGGAAATCTGTGTTTGCAAGGCTTCTTTTTCTTCTACTTCCTTTACGAGAGCCAACAAGGCTTCCTTGTAGTTTTGTGGTAGGGATGTTGTTGGGGCCTTCTGTCGTTCCAACTCCTCCCAACGAATTACCAACTTGGCTCGCGCCTCGTCGTTAAACTTCGTGGCGATATACAGGCACTCTATCTTGGTTAACTCGTAGCACGGCCTTTTTTCGCCCTTTGCGTCTCTGTATTCAACCAACGCAAATTTGCGTTGGTTGATTTTCTCCCAAGCAGGCTCCATCTCTCGAATGGAACGAAGTACATCTGTGTGTCTTCTACCTGAAATCTCTGCAATTTGCAGTGAACTCATTGTTTCTTTCATTGCTAAGCTCATTCAAGTATGATGTTTGTTAATTGTTTTCCGTTTGACTCTATGATCCACTTCCCTTTTCCATCAAGGTCTCGCATATGCAAGTCCTCAACTTTCCCAAAGCGGTCATAGGTTCCGCACAGGTCTATTACCCAAGCTGATTGTTTCTCCTTGTGGGGTCTTATCGCTCGGCCTACCTGTTGGTAGTACAGCCGTAGGGAGCGAGTAGGACGCGCCAATACAACGGTGTCTAATTCGGGATAATCGAATCCGACCGAAAGGCAATTCACATTGAAAACTACCCTTATTTTCCCCGATTTGAAGTCCTGTAGTATCCGCTCCCTTTCCGCTTTCGGGGTCTGACCTGTTACGATAGCAGAAACTGTCGGGAACATGTTTACCATCTCTTCGGACTCTTCGATGAATCGGGTAAAGACGAGTATCCCCTTGCGGGGGACTTTTGCATTATACAGGAGTCTCTCAATCACATTGGCGAGCTTTCCCGTGAATCCACTGCGTCTGTATTCGTCCCTCACGCTTTGGTCGGTGTAGTTCTGTCCTGTGCTATTCACTCTCAATCGCTTTATGTCGATTGATAAGAGGGAATAGTATTCCATCTTGGACAGATACCCTTGCTTCATCGTGTCCGCCACTTGGGTGAAATACAGCACCTCGGAGAAGAAACGAGGGCGCGTTCGCGTAATGAACCGAAGCGATGCTCCGAAGCTGTTTACTGCAAGCCTGTAGGGCGTAGCAGTAAGACCTATTGTCTTACACCCAACTTTTTTTAGGAAGTCGAAATACATACCGCCATGTGGGTCTACCGTATCACATTCATCAATGATACAGTACTTGAAGTGGGCAAATGCTTCGGTTTTTTTGTATATGCTGCCGATTGTTGCGAAAGTGACTTTGTTTATCTCTTTACTCCCACAGCTGGCAGAGTAAATGGAGCAAAACAGATACCCGTAGGAAACGAGTTTGTTAAAGTTCTGTTCCAATATCTCCTTGGATGGTTGGAGTATTAAGATGTCGCTATCCATCCTGTTTGCGATGTCAGCGATAACAAGTGACTTGCCCGTCCCTGTTCCAAGTACAATCAGCCCGTGCCCCTTGGTCTTGGAGTTGAAAAAGTCCACAGCTGCATCGGAAGCCTTTTGTTGGTATGGTCGTAGTTGGTACATAAAAAAAAGAATCCGCCCCCATCGAATAATCGACAAGGGAGGGAAAAGAAGTAATTTAGTTAAAACCGGTCAGCTTCTTCTTTTGTGCAGAAAAAGTGGAATCCGGTAGAGCATTCATCATCGGACATGTCGAAGTTATCTATGATGATATGATCACCAACTTCGTACATTGTCTTTGTATCGTAGATTGATACGCCGATCCTTTCGCCTTGTATGTCGCCTATGATGTCCTTTATTACTGCCTCAGAGGCTCTACATTTTCCATTATACCGCCCTCGAATGTGGGCGTTTTCCGGGATTTCGGCGACTACGATCACGCCACCTATGCATTTTTTGTAGACCTCTTTTGGAGGATCTATCGTTCGCGTGGCTGCAAATTCCATTCCCCTCTCTTTGCTAATTTTCATGGCTGCTTGGCGAAATCTCCAGTCGGAGTCTTTAAGCCACTTTTCAATAATTTCTAAGGGAATATCTCTCCCTTGGCAGGCGTTCATGGCTGCTTGGCGAACGTCACAGTCGGAGTCTTTAAGCCCCTTTTCAATAATTTCTAAGGGAATATCTCTCCCTTGGCAGGCGTTCATGGCTGCTTGGCGAACGTCACAGTCGGAGTCTTTAAGCCACTTTTCAATAATTTCTAAGGGAATATCTCTCCCTTGGCAGGCGTTCATGGCTGCTTGGCGAACTCTCCAGTCGGAGTCTTTAAGCCCCTTTTCAATAATTTCTAAGGGAATATCTCTCCCTTGGCAGGCGTTCATGGCTGCTTG